TGGTGGCCGGATGGCTGGCGCGTTCCTGATTGGTTTTCAGGTTGGTCAGTCGCCGCGCTTCACTTCGTTACGCTGTATGGAACCGCTTCCATTTTCATGTGGTATCGGTACCATAGTTTAGTGGAACCGCTTCCACGCTTGACAGGTACAGCTTCCATGTGGTGTAGAAAATTCAACTTACGCAAATAGGCTTATCTGCGTTACTCGCTTGCGCGAACCGGCAGATTCCGCCAAGTACGCCTCAAGGCCACGGTATTGCTTGCCGCCAACATCCCGCATCCATCCGGTCCCGTCGCAACTCTCGGCCCCTGCGTCGTCGCACTTCCATAGATGGCGATACGTATTCACCCGGCCCACGTGGACGCGCTCAAACTCTCCGCACCACATGGGAACCGTTTTCCACTTCCAGTCGGTAGAACCGCCGACAAATACCACGTCGGCATCGCCCGGAACGTCAATTGATGTCATGCCGTCTTGAGCGGCAAAGGCAAGAGGCCACCCGTAGCGCCTCAGAATCGGTGCGTAGCGCGTCCACTTGGCCAGCGTGCCATCTCGGTCCCCGACAACATCCGGCACGAGCGCCCACAGCGGATTCTGCCCGCTGAGTTTCGCCCATTCCAACATGCGCATCCACTCATCCTCTGACCATTTATCTCCGGCGGCGAAAGCTCCGTTGTCCAGCGCAAAGCGAAACTCCAGGAAAGTAAATGGCCCAGGTGGATTTCGCTTGACTTGCGGAGAGTGCAGGTGTCCTATCTTGCCCGGATAACGGCCCGCCAAGTAGCCAGTCTTAATCCCGGTCGTGTTGGCCAGCATGATCCTCATTTGACGCGTATCACGACGCCGCAGTGCTCGGTTTCCCGAAGCTCGACCCCGGACACCCCGCGCACGGAATTAAACATACGGTCGAATATCATCTCAGCCACCCGCTCACACGTGGAGTTTTCCAGACCACGAATCTCGTTGATTTGCACTTGTGGCCATCTGGGACGTTAGGCAACCAGTGGGCGGAATCAAAACTATCCTCAATGAAAATGGTCGTCATGCGACCTATTCTACCGCTGTTTACGTTTCGTTATTGGGATCGTAGTACGGGTCTTCGTGTTCAGCCCAGACTTGCCGCGCGGCCAGCAGGAAGTCCGTCTTCTTTTCGGCCCAGTCGCTACGCTTCGATTTCATTTCCGGCGTGTCGCGCCCTGCGTCAGTCGCGTTCATGAACTTCACCGCGCTATAGATTACGTCGCATCCGAGCAGTAGCGCCTTGACTGCTTTCTCGTGAAGCTTCTCTGCTTCGTCGGCCCGATTACGCATCTCGATAACCGTCGAGTCCAGGCTCCGCAGGTTGCGGACGATCTGAAGTATCTCGTCGATCTTGGTTGCTTGATCCATGTTTTTACCGTTTACTGACTGACTGGTCAGTCTTTTGACTGTACCGTATAGCCCGACGCTGGTTTGTGATTTCGGACTTTATTCGCGCCATATTTGCTATCTCGCAGGCGTGGCGCAATTTCGATTCCGGCGTGTCGAAATACTCCGACGTGTTGCGGAGACGATTCAGTTCGTGCTGGACTGCGACCGCAACCTTACCCCAATCAGGGACCGCAAGCGTTAAGGTGTGGACTTCTCGTGCCATGCGGTCTATTTTACCGCGAATCCGCTCTTGGGGGTTTACGTGCACAGCGTCAGAACGCCGGAGTTACTGGCTCATGTCCAGCCAAAAGACATTTCCACCTACATATTCCACATCAAGAACAAAAGAATATGGGCCATAAGCATTTGTAAGGCCTGACCCAGTACTGTAGTGACTACGAATCTCATATGGCCCGCTTGTAACACCTCCACAAATACACGTGAGTGTATTGGTCGAGCTAGCTGCCAGTGTGTGAATCAGCTCAACGTAGAACCGTAACCCATCTGCAAGTGGCTGTGGGAAGGTTACAACAATCGCATTGTTAGCACTTCCCGATGATTCATGAGCGTAGTTAAGGGTAGCTCCGTTCACCTGACCATTTAACGAAACCACTCCGTTTCCAGTGGAGATATTCCCCCCATCCGGATTGAGGTCGAGTGGTACATTCCCACTAGTCCCGTTAGTCCCCTGAATGACAGCATGACTATTAGTGGTATTGATGCCTATCTGCGCTTCATACGTACCACTTCCACTACCGAATTGTAAGTTCTCATTTCCAGCCGGGGCTTGTTGTGGACTGCGGACCACCATATTCCCCGTATAGTAGTCGTACCCTGTTAGTACAGTTAGTACTGAACTTCCAATGGACGTGATATTGACGGTTAGTCCGGTTCCAGTCCCGCCCGTCGTCGCAAGATTAGTGGCTACCGAATAGCCAATACCGCCAGATGAGTATACTGGAGTAAGTGCCGTTACAGATCCACCTGAAACTGTCAATGTCAATTTTCCCCGGAGTGCCCCGGACTGCGTAACGGTCACAATATCTCCGTTCGTATAGCCACCTGCCGCACCGGAATTCACCGTCGCTGAAGAAATTGCAGTGGTCGAAGTAAACTCTAGCCCAGTCCGAATAGTATCGTTTATATGCCACGGCTCAAGTGACACAATTCCACTAGTGTTATTCTTAACGCTAAACTGCCCAGTTCCAATAAATGGCTGCTGTGTGGTCCCCCAGCCTACATCATTGTTACTACCTGCTAAAGCAGAACATCCTCCTGTTGCGGCGGTAGTTGGAATGAATTCATTGGGAGATCGATAGGTAACCGTATTGTAAGTACCGCACACATCATAAAAACCGTTTGTCGCGGCTGTCTGGTTTTCCATGTCGTCCGGAGGGCCAAACGTCGAACCGAAAACCTGCCGTCCTGTTAAGTCGCCCATTTGGATACCGGGGCCTACATTTCCCTCAAAATGTCCACCAGTCTGAATAAATCCCGAACCTGCAAGAAGTTCCCCGCCGCCTACGTTGTAAGTCATCTGAGGGGCATATAGCTCAATACCATTTCCATCTGATTGAGCGTGTACATTTAACCCCCACCCTTGATTCCCCGTACCAACGGGACTGTAAAACCGCATCGCATTGTTATTCCCATTGCACTGAAACGAGAAAGGTGCAGTGTGTGTGTAAGCAGGTGTGATCGCAAGATGGCTAAGTGTGGTCTGATTTGAATAAAGGTATTCTACCTCTTCCTGACGACCAGTGCCGGGCTCCAACATCAACACCTGACAGTTTCCAGTCCCCATTGTAAAACCGGCCTGAATAACAGAGGTCGCTGTAATGGTCGCATAGCTAGATGGAGACACTGTCGTAAGAGAAGTATTCAGTGGTGTCTGAAGACTGTCGATGTCGATACCGTCCGAGGAGCAAAACTGTCCTCCACTGTTATTGAAAATCGACAAGTACCCACCAGCGACAACAAAACACTCAGTCCCCACGTATCCGCTGCTGGCACTCGCGTTGCCGCCGCCATTGACAAGAAAATTATTGAATGTCGCCCTAGCAGCATAATCGTGGAACATGACGAACGGAGATGTGCCTGCTTTGGCGATTAAAGTACTTCCCGTTGTTGATACCAGATTCGTAGTCGTTACGGCTGAGAGTCCAATCCCATTTATAACAACTCCTTGTGCAGATTGTGGCAGGTAGACCGTGGAAGAAATCGTGGACTGGCAGGTGTGAGTTACGTTCTGACCCGGGCCAATGGAGTTGTATGTATTCTGTACTGCAACCGTATCGTCATTTCCGCCACATAGTGCTCCCCACCACTGCGGATAGAGCGTGAAGATTTTCGCACTCGCCAGACTCACCGTTCCTCCCGCGCTCAAATCGAAGTGCTGCGTCAGGTCGCCATCGAAGGAGCCAGTGAGCGTGACGGTTTGCCCGGAAGCGGGCTTAATGATTCCGTGCGCGAGTGCCTGAATATTGCACGCGATGGATTGTGTTGTAAGCCCGCTCCACGTTCGGGTTAGGTACAGCGTGCCTGTTCCCGCTCCAGTGCAGGCCAGCGCCAACGTCGCGTAGTTCGCGTCACAGGTTGCCCCAAGCGGACACCCCGCAGACGCTCCTACGTTGATTGGGTAAGGTCCGTAAGTACCACCTCCAGCCGTCGCCGGGACTTGGAGGAAGTAATTGTATTGCCCTGGGAGTGCCCAGAATCCAGCTCCGCCCTGACCGTCAGCGGTTGAAAGGCACGCGCCACCCGTCGCGGGTGTCAATTGCGCGGTAGTTGGGCACGGAGTTCCGGCCGTATAGCTCGTGTACGTCGTCGCTGGACTCGCCAGGCAAGAAGTCAGGGTAGTGACCGCCCCGCCGCAAACATTCAGCGTCGATCCCGGCAAAACAAGCAACGGGCATTGTTTTCCCGCCGCGCACGATGAACTTACGGTGTCCACCGTGGTATCGAAACGAACCGCCTGCGCGTTCGCTGGACGGCCCAATAGGACAAGTGCCAGCCACCCCAAAACGAGAGCGTCAATCAAGCGTATGCGGCAGTAGTGGGGTGATTTCACGCGGCCACCTGATTACATTTGCGGCCCGTCGTGTCGTAACCGGGGTTCTGGCACCACCAACACGTAGCAGGATCGTGACTGGCGCTGACCGAAATTACTGGAGCATCCGAAAGACGTCCGCGCGCGTCGATGCCTTTAGTCGCGTCTCCCGCCATGTCTGGCTCTGGTGGTAGTTGTTCTGAATCTTCGGGGTTGCCCATAAGGGCAATTGTATCAGCTGTCACGCTGTCCAATGACAACGCCTGCTTCGCCCTCTAATCGGTCGATGTGAAGGTCGATCTCTTCGCGGTTCTGGCTGATGAACGCCCTAAGCCGAAGCCCGCTTCGCAAGTACCACTGGTGCAGGTTTTCCCGGTCGTAATCTATCCACCACGCGCGGTGCCGATCTTTTCTTCCTGGGCGGCTTGGGTTTTTGTCCACCTTGACGCTCCCATTTCGTCCCGGCGCGCGGATCACGGTCGGGGTCGATAGATTTCACTGGCTCAAATTCCCTGATGGGATACCCGCAACGTCGATTCAGTTCGCGCTCGATTTCTTCATCGGTTCGTGGCGCGGAAATACGTTCATATACCGCCGGAAACCGAACCTCGAATGCCATATCAGAACCTCACCCTGATTCTTGGATCGTATCGGCTTCGCGTGCGCCACTCATCTGGCAATTCAGGAAACGGTATATCGCCCCATCCTAGTTTTATCGCCAGATCCACTTCGGCCTGGTGGTCACGGTCACGCGCCAGAAAGTTTTCGTTTATCTGATCGTGCCATTCGATGATGATTTGGGCTGTGCTTATGCCGCTCATAAATTACGCGAAGGTTATGCCGCCGTGTCCTGTTTTCTGCTGCGCCGCAAGGCGATACGATTCGGCCTCAATTTCCATCTGGTCCGCGATGGCCTTCGTGTATTCTTCCAGCGTGAATACGCCCTTGTCGATCAGGATCTTCACGAGTCCACCCTGATCCGACATAGCCGCGTTGATGCCGACGCGCAAATGCTTCGGCTCCGTTTCCTTGGGGTCGTGATTCATTTTGAACGCCACCCCTGACTGCATCGCGTGTGCCGCCGCCGCGTATCGTTCGCTATCGCTCATGATTTATAGCTCCCACTTAACTGGTTGAACATCATACCCCACATACAGCGGATGCCACGGCTCGCCAGTCGCTTCCGACATTTTCAGGTAGTGAACTGTGAACGGCCCGTTCTTCAGCAATTTGCGAACCTGCGCCGATCTGCCAGCGTGCCTGCCGTCTTTTCCCCAGCCGACAATCGTCATCTGGCACAGATCGAGACAGCGCCACATCCAGTCATCGTTTTCGGGTCCGACCGACGCCGAACCAGCAGCTTTCATTTCCTTCGGGTCCGTGGCGCGGAATGCGTTAAGATTCCAGACGATGATCCCGCCGAACCCGAGCCGCCGCGCACGTTCGCAATTGCGCGTGATTGTCGGATCGTTTACCTGAGCGTCGGCAGTCGAAGGATTCAGCATCCCGAACCCGAGAACCGGAAGCGATTTGTCCCACGTGCGCCACAAAACCCAGCGATACTTTCCGCATTCGCTTATGATCGCCCCAACTGTTTTCTCTTCCCTGAAATCGTCCACGCCTATAACCACTCCGTATTCTTTGGTAAAGCCCCGCTGTGCAATTTCTTCTTTGGCTCCGCGCCCTCGGTACTGATTTTCTTCAGCCACGCCTGTATGTCGCTTTTTGTCGCAACTACGCGGGTTTTAACCCAGTCATCGTATGGAACTCCTCTGTGTTCTGGAGGGCATTCCAGTTGAGTACCGCAGGCTTTGTATTCTTCAGGCATCCGGACACCCTTCCCAATGGAACGAATCCGCAGCCGTGGCCATGTCAGGTAGCCACCACTTACCGTTGACGTCCTGGCAAAAATCCACCGACCATGATCTGCCGCCGCAGGCTTTTGCTGCTTCGACGGCCATGACAAACAGATCCGACGGCGGATTCGATTGAATTGCGTCCAGCTTGGATCGCCAGTCATCGCACGATGGCCGATGTTCTTCAATCGATTCCGGGGGCCAGTATGGATGCCAACATTTAACGCCGTCCGCATCTGCGAAGAATCGGAACTCGCGCGCTATTGGAAGATCCCTGAACGCCGTAAACGGGGCGTTTAATACCAGGAACTCCCGCACCAGAAACGCTTCAGGTCCGCGCGGCTCCAGCCACATTTTCATTTCCGTATCTTCCAGAGTTTCCGCGATAGGACCGTTGTGGCCGTCGCTGTCGATTTTGTAAGCGTTCGGGCCTGAGTGTTTCGCGGAAGTCAGGTCCGTGCGGATGAAAACCGGAAACCCGATCTCTTTGGCCGCAACCATCACGGCATCTGATAGTCGGCTGAATTCCGATGATGCCTGACCGTCAAATATCGACAGGCATTCGTGGTGAACATACGGCACGATGATGGTTTTCGGGACGGGCAATCCAGCATCGGTAATCTTAGGCAACCAGATCAGGGCGCTGTTTGGATTCACTTTTTCACCACCCTTATTTCAACTCTCTCTTCTGATTCAGAAACGAATTCGTCAGGCATTTACCAGCGTCAATTTACCGGGTTGTGCGTCTTCCATCGGGACCATTTCAAAACCGCACATCTTCACTGGGCCGCGCCGCGCAAGCAGCATGTCGTCGTCCGATTTACCGACGATCTCAACACTCCGCACTACGATGCCCTCATTACACCAGCGGTCGATATCGGCCTGATTTGCCAGAATCTTCAGGTCTTTATCTTTCGGGATATTGATTTTCGCGAAAGATGCACGTATCTTCGACGGCGAAATATCCGTGGTTACGTCGATCTCGCACGGAATCTGAACTTGCGTTTTTGGGTCACTCCATCCTGGCATTGGGGCCTCCTTTCACTATTCTGATTTCAACTTTCTCTTCGCCGTCCGCCACGAATACGCATGGCTCGTGGATCTTCCGACCGTTCCACGTGGAGATGTTGTCATTTCTCATCACGCCTGCTTTTTGCAGCACGTCCATCAGCGTTACATATTTCCCGTCTTCATCAGACCTTCCAGATCGTACATAAAACGTCGTGGTGACTTCGGGATGATCGACGGGCAGTCCAACCGCCTGCGACCACTGAAACATCGCCTGGAGCGTCAGTGCTTCCATCTGGGCTTTTGTTTCGGGCGTCGATATCAGCCGCCCACCCTCGGCGGTTCGGTAGTTGCTTTTCTTCGATGGGCAGTGGCCGTGCAGCACCAGCGTTACATCTACTGGACCATCGAACGTCACTGGTTTTGACTTACGCGATCCGCTGGATAGCGGGCGCGGCTTAAAGCTTTGATTGACTGATCCGACTCCGCGAAGATTCTTTTGCAACTCTTCGAACTGAGCCTCTGTGAAGTTCATGCCACTCATAAATATTTGTCGCGCCCCGGCGAATACCGCCCCAACGGCTCCAGCCCCTCCCTTTCCAGCGCTGCGTAGTTTCTCGCCATAACCCTGCAAACTGACCCGTCTGAATGGTGGACTTCATCAATCAGTGGCATCATGTCGTCGCATTTGGCGCACCCGGCAGTTTCGGTGATTCCTCCGCCGTCTTCGCGCTCACGGATGCTTTTGATTTTGGCCATACCACCTCGTATCTTTTCCCGCACCGACATGCACCAGCCGAACCAACGGTAACGACCTCACGCCCGCACTCATCACAATCGAACTTATAGACGCTCACTCCGTTGATTCCCCCTTGGATCGGGGCGCGTCTTTTGTGATCGTCCAGGCCACCTCGATGGATTTCAGGACCGCAGTAAGATCATCACTAATCAGCATTTCGTAAACCTTCGGCCATACGTGAATAATCGAAGTACGAATAGTTTCCCGCTGATCCTCAGGCGGCGGACGCAGGCTTATGATAGATCCGAGACGTTCACGGCTGACGAATATCGAAAGGCTTTCCGGCTTCTCTTTCTTTGCCCGTTTTGGTTTCTCTTCAGTCGGCGTCATACCGCAACCTCCGTTAATTCCAGTTGCCCCTGCGACCGTGACTCAATCGCCGCGTCCAGGTTATCTCCTGCGTTTCGGAAATACGATTCTTTCAATTCGCTTCCCACGAATCGCCGCTGCTCCTGAAGCGCCACATAGCCAGAACTTCCAATCCCGGTGAACGGATCGAAAACCACGTCGCGGGGATTGCTCCACAACTCAACAGCGCGGCGAATCACCGTTAACTGAAGTGGGCAAATATGCTTGGAATCTTCCGCGTCCCGAGCGCCCGCGCGTTGCAGTGTGTCCGATGGGTTGATGTCCATCCAGACTGGTGAAGCGTAGTTCTGCCAGACGTAGTGTGAGTACTTGTTTTTCTTCTGGTCCGCGTGGCGCTCCGCCTTTGGTTCGTCTTCCGGATTTCCGATCCACTTCGTCAGACCGCGCGGATGCGCAACTGGCTCCGGATTCGTCCCGAGCTTCCGCATGATTACGAGTTGATCCGGAATCCCCTGGCGGCACATGGACGAATCTTTCACTATCTGCTTATGCGCCAGCCCAAGCGCGTGCGTTCGCGTGGCCGCTATCAGCGGGTCTTTCCATATCGTGACGCGGGAGTGGAAAACAAAGCCGTGCTTCTGAAACGCGCGAATGATATCCCCAGGGAAGTCATACAGCCCAATAACGCCGTCATGCTCGATGCTGGTCGGAAGCTCCATGCAGTGAGTGGCCACCAGACGCCCCGGCATCATGATACGCGCCAACTCCGAAAGCATGAAGTCTATGCCGTTGAAGAAGTCGTTTTTGGTTCGGATATTGCTCATATCCTCGGTTGCGTCCGTGTATTGATACAACGAGACAAATGGCCAAGATGAGACGCAGAAATGTATACTATCTGACGGGATGCCGCGAACCACACGCACGCAATCGCCGTGGTATAGCGCATACTCTTCGGTGATCTTCTGATCTATTACGGAGTCAGTGGGTACGGTAGTCAATGTGTTTTTCCCCTTTTGATTGGTTGCACCGACCGCATAGCGGCTGGATGTTGTCTATATTGTTCGATCCTCCCATTATGAGAGGAATTACGTGGTCCACCGTGAGCCTAATATCCGGCTCTTTCTTGCCGCACCTTAGACACATAAACCCCGCCGCCATCTTCAATGAATCCCACTCATGCCTTGTGTACGCTCCGCCATTCGCCAGTTTCCTAGCCCTCCGAGCGTGAACGTAAGACAATGCCTTGTCGCGATTTTCTTTAAACCACCTCCGCACCATAGCGTTATGCTTCTCTGGATTTGCGGCGTACAACTCCCGGCTCTTTCGGTTGATGGCATCTCTATTTGCTTCGGCGTAGCGTGCCCACGTTTCCTTAAATCGCCCCGGGAACTTCTCTCGGCTCTCTTTTTGGCGATTAAGAATGGCCTCTTTGTGCGATTCGTAGTGCCTCTTTTGGTGGGCTGAGAATCGGGATGGGTTTAGTTTTCGAGCCGCCTTGACCCTATCGGACAGTTCTTTCTTGTGGATTTTCTGATACCTACCCCGGATTGCTTTGGTGGCGTCAGGATGGTCGCGCCTCCACTGCGCCGAGTAGGCCATGTGCTTTTCTTTATTGTTCTCGTAGTAAAGCCTCTTATCCTGATTGGTACACGAACGGCACTGCGGGAATTTTCCGTCGTGACGTGACCTGTCGTTATGGAAGTTGTCTAACGGTTGAGGTGTAGAGCATTTTGAGCACGTTTTTAGGGTTGCGCTGTCAACCATACAGGCACCTCCATCGGCATTTGATGATCGTAGTTTGCGGATTTATTTGCGCGTTGCGCCAACTGCTCGACCCGCATAGCCAGCGACATTTCCCGCTGCAATTCTTCGTATGCCGCTTCTTTTTCGCGAATCGCGCTCATGATCGCGCCTTCGGTTTCGGCCATGATGATATGGGCGTTGACCGCGCGGACCTGCCCGAAGCGCCAGCACCGACGGATAGCTTGGAACATAGACTCGAAGGAATAATTCATTCCCACGAAGATCATATTGCGGCAATGCTGGAAATTTAAGCCCCATCCGGCTACAGATGGCTTTGTCAGCAGAATCGGCCTGTCACCACGAAGCCATGCCACGATTCTTCGTTCTTTTTCGTCCGGCGACATGCTCCCGTCAATCGAGATACAGTCATCGCCGAGTGCCTTACGCATCGGCTCCTGCTCGTAGTTTGTGTTGCACCAAATGATCCAACTTTCCCTCAAGGTAGGCGATTGTTCTGCGCAGCAGGGCGACGTCGTTTTTGAATTTTCCGATCCCCATATTGCAGTTGGAGCATAGTATGCCTCTGAGCTTTCCCGTTGCGTGGCAATGGTCGATGTGCGGGAAGATTCGAGGATTTCCGATGTCTGAAAATCCGCAGATTGCACATTTTCTTCCGTGGGCGTCAAACCATTCACTGAATAACTCGACGGTAAGTCCGTATTGTCTGAGGTCTTGGTTTTTTGCTTTTGTTGGGTTGTTTTTCGCCCATTCCTTGACTTTGGATTTGTGTGACTCACGATAGTCTGCGTCAGATCGGTATCTATCCCTTCTTGCAGCGTTAATTCTGGCTCGTTGTTCAGGTGTTCGCTTGCCCCATTTGGCCTCTTTGTTTTTTGCGTAGTACTCCCGCATGTAGATCCTGTTTTCTTCTGGGGTTCTGGCGTTTTTCTCCCAATTGGCCCGTAGTCGGGCGGCGTATTCTGGGTCGCTGGTAAATTTTCGGCGTCGATTCTCTTCGTATTCTCTTTTCCAGTTTGACATTCTGACAGTTTAACACTATTGGAGATTGAGTCCAAAATTAGACTAGCGGCCTTCTGTATCCTATCCGTGGCCGTCAGCCGCAATTCTTTATGCAGCCCGGTGGCGCTCATGTCGGGGCACCTGAACAGCATTCCTTCTGTGTTTACGGAATGATCCACAGCGACGATATGCTCCTGAAGATTGAGCGGCGGCAGCACATAGGCGCTGTCATTGTAGGGGCCGATGTCGGACGGCTTACTGACGCACACGCAGAACTGAGACAGAAACTCGAAGAACGGTTTCTTGCCGTGGCCCTTCAGCGACCACTTGGAAGTCTGTCCGCCGTTGTGTTCAAAAAACATAGCCAGCATTTGCGTTCGGCTCATCACATCCAGAAGCTCCGCGTGCGTCCCAAGCTCCGCGTGTTCGTTTGGAGAAGGAGTGGCACTGGAACACAACTTGAATCGAGTTTTTGAAAGTCGCTCAATGAGTCCCTGAAACAGTTTCGAGTTGAAGTCCTTGATACACGAGGATTCATCGAGAGAAATACCCGCGAACCGTGACAGGTCCAGATTGTCAAGGCTGTCGTAGTTGGTGACGTTGATGCCGTATTTCACGTCCGAGTCTTTCCGGCAGAGTGTCACCTGAATTCCAAACTTATCCGCTTCGCGCATGAACTGCTGTGCGACCGCTAGCGGGGCCGCAATCAGGCAATCTCCGCCAGTGTGGATACAGACGTGACGACACCACTCAAGTTGTATCGGCCCTTTGCCAAGTCCCGTATTCGCAAACACTGCCGCTTTGCCGCGCTTGCAGGCCCACTGCACGATATCGGCCTGGAACTCGTGCTTCGGGTCCAGCATCATCGGATTAATGTCCAACCGCTTGATATCGAACCCGCACGGATTCGCGAAGATTCTCTTTGTTGCCAGGAACTCTTCGTATGTAGATGTCAAAATATTCCCCATTGATCCGCCATTGCGCTTGCGATTCCAGTGTAAGTACGGCTCCGCATTTTTGCCCTGTCCGGTCCGGGCGGCATGTGATGTATTCGGTTCCACTGATCGAGTTGAGCGCCCCTCAGTACGCGCGTAGTGCGCCCGGTGAGGAAATGGGTGGGGTTGTCGCGCTTGCCTTTGGCGCTCATGTGGATACTGCCATCCGCGCGTACCGCCCATTCCGGAACTACAATATCGGACGGCTCTAACTTCGGCAGATTAGTGAGCCACAGGCATGTTGTCTTTGTCTCGCCGTGACCGTGATGCCATGGTTGAATAATCTGATCCGGCCGGCGGATTCTGGAACTTATTATGGAAACAGGGTTCTCTATTGCAATGCGAGGAATCGGAGTGGCCATCAATGCGCGTACGAAATCCAGCGCAGCGCCCTGCTCTCCGCTGGCTACTTTTTCTTTGAACCACCGCGCGCCAGACACAGACAGATGCGTACATGGCGGATGCGCGATCATCAAATCCCATCGTGAATCTTCACGCAATAATGTGAGTACGTCGTAGTGTATGTGACGCCCCGGAACGCTCGACAATGACGGCAACAGGTCGCAACTAAAGGCATCGTGGCCGCGCGCCAGAAATGCATCCCTCACTACTCCGGATTCTTCGCAGGCAATAAGTACGCGCATCATTTAACCAGACTCAGAGATAAAGAAGCGGCCATGCGGTCATTGCCCGATCCGGTGGTTAATGCGGCGTGTTTCGCGAGCCAGAACCTCAAGGCGCGTATACAAATCCAAAATCATAGACTCCAGACTCACAACGACTGGCACGGCGGCCTGCGTCAACTCCAGTTGATCGCCCAACGCGGCCATACGGTACGTGGAAACCTGTAGTTCGACGGTAGCCAACTGCTTGCTCGCCGCCGCCGCGCGCTCTACTATCGTCAGGTTCCGTGGTACTGCTTTAGCGTTCGACTTTTTACTGCTCTTGTTGGTCATTTTTTGTCCTTTCAATTCCAAGACTCAGAGATAGAGGGTAATCCCGTTGATGTGGTTTTTGCCCATCAGTTTCATGCTTCCAGATTTTCCGCGTAGCCAGGAAAAGCGGGAACCTATCCGGCACTTCCGTAAACTTCCACTTCTGGATTTTGTTGTATCGATAGCCCACCTGGAGGATTGCGAGCTTGACGCCCTTCGGCAGAAGCGGGTCCGCATGCTTGTACGCCGAAACCTGCATCTCCATTGACGGCCAGATTTGCGAACTGGTTTTTACGTCAATGAGCCATACCTGATCTCCGATGCGGACCAAAAGATCGACCGTCCCGGCGTAGCGGTGTTTCTCGTGCCAAACCGTGTATTCCGCGCGAATCAGTTCGGGGTTATGCTTCCGCCACCACTCCACGAACGTCATCAAACGCCAGTATTCATCGGCGGAGAGTTCTTCTTGCTCCCCTGTATTCGGGTTCGTAAACAAATCTTCCATTGCGACCGTCCCGCCATTCACGAGACGATTGACGCCTTGGTGTACCTTGTCGCCAGCTTCGCCGGCCGCTTCTTTTATTTCGTTCGCCTGTTCGTATCCGTGTTTCGCGACCCAGCGCGTCAACTCTTCTCCCTTATGGTAAAAAGAGCAAACCCATGAAACGGATGGCACGTAGTCCCATGTTTTGTTTTCGTCGCTCAGTTGTCGCGCGTAGAATCTGGAATCCGGGGTTGTTATCCTTGTCAGCCGCTGTCCATCTACCGTCACCACTTCTCGAATTTCCCGCTTCATCGAAGTTTCCCAAGTTTCTCAACGACAGAATCCGAAACTTTCCTTCGACCGTGGCGAATGTCGCTCAGATACTGAACTGTGATTCCCATGCGCTTTGCCATGTCCCGCAACGATCCGTGGTACTGGTCGCAGAATGCCGATACACACTGCTGAAGAACGCCTTCGCAGAACACAACCGCGCCGCGCCGCGCCTTCAGGTCCGCCGCTACCGTTTCTATTTTTCTCAGCGTCATAGTTTCAAATGTCAGTGTAAGCGTAAACTGTGTAACTTGTCAACTAAATATCCCACGGCGGAGGTCCGGATTGATTCCTGATTTCCTCTTCACTGAACTGGGGTACGAATAGCGCGTAGGTTTTGTGCTTCTTGCGCTGGAGTTTGTCGTTCGTCCATTCGACTTCGGCCCCGCATCCCTGACACGTTGCCCGGATATATGCCGTGTCGAGCTTTTCAAACGACCATCGATTCTCTAAACACTTCTTACATGGGCGCATTGCCATACTGAAACTCTTTTTCAGTTTCCAGCGTTAACGCAGGTGGTGAACGCCTGAAGCGAAGACGCACGGAACCCTGCTCCCAGGAATCCGTGAACTGTCGATTTCGAGATACGCTGGCGGAGCCACGCACTTACGCTTCGACGGATGATTTCGATCTTCGGCATCATCGGCCTGTCCGTATTCTGAAGAGACTGGAGTTTCACCGTAAGGGACTCTCTCCAACGCGATAACAACAAGTGGCTTTGAGTGGCTCTTAACATAACGCCACCCGCAAGCGGGCTTTCAGACCCGTGATTCCCTTGCGTCCCGAAATACCTCACGGCGTTTCGGCGGCTGCGTCCTGCTGTCCCGTGGACGCAATACCGCGACAAGACGAAGGTTTCCCGTTGGATCGGTTGTGCCGAATTGTTGGAAAGTTGCCATCTAGCATCGCGGGGTTTGACACCCACGGAAGAAGTGTAGCATACGTCCACCGGGACGCGGTATGCCAGCGCGTGTCAAAAATCCGTGTGCGTCAGATGGCCCGACTGAACACGAACCCCGATAGACTATTCATTTTACCGAATCCACCGCCAGTAAGCAGCAGACGCATGTCCCATGAAAGCTGAAGTCTGCCAAACTAGCCATCCGTAAGCGACCTCAAGACGCTCAACCGGAAACCATCGGCCATTAACTAAAACCTCAACATCACTCGGTCCGCGATTGCATTTTCGCTTCACTGGCATTTCGTCACCCTGTATTCAAACAGTCCGTTAGCGTTTTCGCGCCTGCGGCGATCCACGCTCGCATTTGTTGGCGGCTTGCGAAAGTCCCGTAATCTGGCGGATATCGCAGCTTCTGAGTCCCGCCCGATAAGCGCATTCCGAATCTCAGGCAGGCTCCGCCATTTCCCATCGACCATAAGATTCCACACACGGCGGAATTGACTCGATAGCCGATGCTTGTCCAGATTGGGTTCGTACGTTTCTCCCGAGAAATTCAGACTACCTTGGAGTTCCTGAATCATTTCGGACCTTCCGGCAACGGCATCCAGTGAGACAGTTCGGATTCGCGCCATCCGTTTTTGTCTGAATAAAAAACATACTCCCGCTTCGTCGCGTTACTGAAGTGAACAATGAACGCCGTTTCCTCGATCCAGTCCCATACGAGAAAATCCGTGCCATCGTGCGGGGTTGTCGCTATCGGTTGCCACTCTCCAGTCACGCCGAAACCTCCGCATCCCGTTTCTGCATCCACAACGAATCAGGCTTGATGGTCCCAGTTAATAAACCAAGCGTTGCGTAATCCGAAATCAAAACTTCTTTCGACCTGACAACCCAGTACGAGAAGAACGTTTTCTCGCCTTTCTGGAGTGCCTTTTGACCTGTCCGGTGCGCGCTGTCGCACATCGGCACGGCGGTTTCGTCCGGGGCTTTTTGGCCGCGCCCGCGATTTCCCAGATGAGCCGCTTCAATTCGGCGGCTGCACGTGTGGCGCGGATCTTCAGACAGAACGCATTCCAGGGAGCGAATCAGATCTAGGTGCGCTTCGTTTGGCGGTATCCCGCCTGATCGGACAATCTTCCGGCGCTTCGGCTTGAAAACCCCGCGCGCTATTCCGTTCCAGTTTGTAGTTCGCGGGGATGTCTTCACGGACGCCTCATTTCCGCAAGTGCCCGCTCCATCCGTGTCGAACCGAAACCTCATCGAACTTTGCGAGGATTACGGATTCTGTGTTCGCCTGAAGCGCAGTAATCATCAAGTCTGCGAAGCAGATCACGTCCGCCAGTTCTTTCAGGAGTTCCGCCCGCTTTTCCGTTTGCGGCAGCTGGCCCTGTTTGACTCGAACGAAAACCTGATTCACTTCGCCAACTTCAGCCGCTAGGGCGTGCGCCCAATCGTCCAAGGTCCAGTCTTTCAATTCTTCGCGCCATACTTCCCGGCACCGCCGCGCGTTGACTTCCTGAAAGGCGTCGAATGTCATGCGTTGAGTCATTCGTCACCCCGAATTTTTGCGGCTATGCAGTCACACCACCCGCGACCTTCGGCGGTTGCGTCGTAAGCCGTTTCCGCGATCTTCGCGCACCGTTCGCGCTCAACCGCGATTGCCTGATTCACGTAGTGCATGGTGATATCAAACTGCGCAGACGCCTCAGAGAATTTCTCCGCTAGATATTTTTCAATCGTCGCGCTTGGATTTTCGCAAGGCTGACGGCTGTCAGCCACCGCAGGGGAAGAAATAAAATCGCTATCGCTCACGGCTTTTCCTTCCGCGCATCGGCTTGTTTGATTAATGCTTCCAGCCTGGTTTCCAAAGTCATTTCGTGAACGGTCGCTGGAGTTTTTGGCGGATCAAGTTCCGGGCCGAGTGAGAATTCCACCAACCCACAAACAGACCGAATGGTTTTCTCGATCCACCGCGCAAATCCCAAGCCCTCGTGGCCCGCTGCGCCTTTCGCCGCCCGGTATGTTTCGTCTTGCACGGATACGTTGATTTGCTTCACTTGCTTTTAAAGTATTTACCAGTTTTACCATCTTGTCAAGTGGTTATTTTCCCTGACGGTCTATTTTGGCTATCCAGCGGCCCCGTAGAATGCCGATTCTACCCACCTAGCGACTCACTGGCGCGTCCGGGTGGCTTTCGCTGGCACATGGGGGGGGGAATCGGCCCCGGCGCGTTCTTGGGCTATTTGCGCGTCGATCTGACATAAAACCTCAAGCAAGGCCATCGCGGTTTCTTGCTTCCCGACTGATTCAGCCCCGCAAATGTGAACTTTCAGAATTATTTTGCAATCTTCGACGGTCACTGGATATCCTCCGCCGCTGATTCAAATCTGAGTTGGTTAGCAAGAAACACAAGCGGCACTTTCCCGGTTTGTCCGTCACGCTGCTTGCCGATGATTAAATCTGCCACCCCGCGCAAGTCTTCGCGGTCGCGGCAATGCGCGTACATCTCCGGGCGGTGAACGAAAAGAACGAGGTCTGCGTTTTCTTCGATCTTTCCGCATTCCTTCAGGTCCGGGAGTCCTGGCTCACGGCGTTCTTCTTCGCACTTGCGGTTGAGTTGGGCCAGCACAACAAACGGAACGTCCATATCGCGGGCGGCTCTTTGCAGAGCGTCCGCAATTCGGTTGTACTTGATTCGCTCTTCGCGCTCCGGGCCGTCGATCAGGTGGAAGTGATCTATCACCACGAGGTCAATCACGTTTTTGGATTTCAGGTATCGCAGCGATGCCAGAATCGACGCTGCCGTTTTACCGCGCCTCTGTTTCGATTCGATGTGAACCGGAAGTGTTTCAATGATCGACCTGGTTTCTACGAGCTTCGTCCGCTCGTTCAGATTCAGATATCCGAGTTTCATCCGGTGTGCGTCGATGCGACCCTCTTGCGCGACCTCGCGCCGCACAAGCGACGCCCCACTCATTTCGAGCGACACATAAGCTACGCCGAAATTCTGTTTCGCTGCGTGGGTCGCAATCTGCATTGCGATGGCAGATTTTCCCATCGACGGACGGGCGGCGATGATTGTCAGTTCGCCTTTTTGCATCCCGCATGTAATTTGCTGCACACGCGGCCACGGAAACGGAATCCCGGCGTAAGCACCGGCCGTCGATGGCGAAATAAGGGCCTGCCATCCCCCAGGAAACTCGCGAATGATATCCGTCGCTAACTTCCATTCGGGATCGTCACCGTTCGTGTCGATATCCTGCGCCGCCGATATCAGCGATGCGATTACGTCCGACGATTCTTCCTGGTCCGATAGAAATCGATTCATCGCCTGCTGGCAGAGTAAAGCGCCGCGCCGTCGCGCTGATTTTTCTCGGACCATCGAAACATACGAATCGAAATTCGGGAGAAGTGGCATCCCTTTTTCAAGTTCCAACAGGTGACTCAGCCATTCGTAATCCGAAGGGTCTGTTTCCCGGAGTCTATTGCAAACGGTTACGTGGTCGATTGCCGATTCCGATTCCGCCAAAAACTCCATCGTTTGCCAAATTCTCTTATGTCGATCCATCGCGAAATCATCGACTGTCAGCTTGTCCCGAACTTCCGAAAAGCAATCCAGTCCCCGCATTAGCAGTTGAGCCAACACCATACGCTCAGAATCTACGGCCTGTGGCAATCCTCGTTCGAGTTCTTCTGGGTTCATTTTCGATTTAGTCCTCTGGTGGTTGTAGCGGTTGAATTACTTGGTATTTCGATTTTTGGTCTTCGGTTGGAGTGCGACCGTTTGCTTGTGGTTTGCGTGGGGGGCGTTTCCATGCGCCGTTTTCCAAATACTTCGGGAGCCTGGTAACAAATCTGCAATCCTCGCCCGCTTCGATTCTGGCCTGTAGTCTTTTTGTGGCATCGAGTTTCTGTTCAAAGTCGAATTTCTTCCAACTGAACATCCACGCCTGACTCAGGTCTTCTTCGATCAGGTCACTTCCCCAGAACCGAGTAGCCGCAAGCACGAAGTGCGAGAAGGACTCATCGGATTTGTAGTTTCCGTAAGTGCCGTTCTTAGATTCTTCTGTTTTAAGAGATCTACCGTTTACAGAAGATTCTTCAGATATAGAAGAAGAATAAGATTTAGATCGCGCATCGCGCGCGAGAGGTGTGACGCCTTGTGACGCATCGTGACGCGATGTGACGCCATGTGACGCGGAGTCTCTCTCTCTTTTTTCCTGCATCCTTAAAGTTGAAGACGGTTGTCGTTTATCGAAATTTGTCAACAAGTTACCAGAAATCATCTTGCGCCACCTGAAGCCGTCAATGACGGTCTCCACGTCTTTATCCGGCAATCCAGTGGCGACGGAGATGTGGTCAATTTGGACGCCCTCAATGGAACCGCGCGGACTACTTTGGGAGGCGAAATCCAGCAACCAGACCCAAATTGCAGCCACGTCCGATAGTCGTATTTCAAGTGACTCAGGGTGACGCGATGTGACGCGATGTGACGCGATGTGACGCAGGACGACTTGATACTTAGGGTCTGTTGCGATGCCATGATAGGCTCTCCACCAGTCCATTCAGTGACCGCCTTGGGATTCAAATTTTCGGATTGCTTCGATTATGTCGGAAACCAAAACCCGCTCAGGCTCAGTGAGTTGGAAAATATTAAACGAGCCGCTGATTATAATTTTCTGGTCGCAGGAAAGCGCGACTTCGCGATGATGTTCTAAATAGTCTTCCACTTCCACCTCGGATGGGGAGCCAGGCCGGTCCGGGTCCGAGGTTCCGAATCCGGCCCGTGGAAAGGCTTCCGCGCGTCGGGGGATCAATCCCGACACAGTTATTTTACCACAAGCAATCGACTTGCCAATGTATCACGTTTCTGGTTTACCCAATAAAACCGCTTTGTTTCCCACATAGGGTATCGACGTGCTTGATTGATTCTGGCTCAAATAGCCAAGGAGAAAACATCATGACATTGAATCCGACCGAAACCGCACGCCTGGGAGTTCTGAACGCAAAGCCGGTGCCGCAACAGACCCAGCCCGAAAAGAACGAACTCGCGGCGCTGGTTGCAAAGCAGAACAGGTAAAATCCGTCAGGATGTCCCGGCTGGTAATTCGGCCAGTCGGTAACGTGGTTAAGGAGACTTGGAAAATGATAACTCTGATACTTCTGGTTTTCGGTTTTGTGCTCTTCGTGTTGGCTGGTTTCGGGGTGCCGACCGCGCCACGATTCAATCTTTTAGGTTTTGGTCTAGCTTGTTGCGCACTAGCGGAGATTCTGTCCAGGACGCCCCTGTTACGGTAAGTTCGCAAACTCTCCGTGGCCCACTGAGGTACTATTTGTTTCGTTGGGGTCCAGCGTGCCTAAGTTGTCGGTATGCTACGCTTTATCAACAAGCTAATGGCCCCAGACCAATACCATCACCTCGTCCAGAAATTAAACAATTTCAATGCGATGTTTCCGAGTACTGGGGTATCGGTCTCGGTGCTGGCTGTTATGGCAACTGGAACAGTGGCCACGCTGGTGCAGGCCACAACCCCGGCAGCGGATATTTCATGGGTCGAGCACCTGACATTGGAAGGGGCACTAGTCGTCGCGGTCGGGGTTCTATGGCGCGCACTTTCTACGGAAAGGGCGCAGAACATCAAAAGCACCGAAGCGGTAACGGCGGCGCTGGTATCGTCCACTGCGTCAAGCGCTGAACTTCGGGCTTCAAACGCGGAGCTTCGGGCAACTATCGAACACCTGAGAGAATTAGTGAGTGACGCGCGGCGCTGAAAGGCTATCGCTTCCGTGGGCGGATCTGATTTCCCTCAAAATCCTCATTAAACTTTAGAAGATTGATGTGTCTTTGTGTTGGGTCATATGACCTGTTGATCGCTTCGGCGCGGAGCACTTCAACCGGCTTTCCCGCTACGACTGAGGGGTAGTCCCGGTAGGCGTTGCCAACTGCGGCCCAAACAGAATCTTTCATATTTCCAAAAGTTATAACGTCTTCGGGGTTTTTCGGATCGAAGCCAAGCCCAGGAATCGTCGAGATCAAATTCGGGCACTCTTCCGAGATCAAAAGCAGCGGAGTGCTTCGCGGGTTTACGGTCGCCTCAACGGGATTCACGGGCGGATTTTCGCCGCGAATCACGAGACTCTGGCGCAACCCGTCAAACACCATGCGCGCAGTCGCGATTCGGGAATTTGGGCCGTCGTCCGTTTGACGCAACTTCGGTATCCCGGCAGGTACCGTCACTTCGTCGATCAGATTATGAATCGCCCGCATTGATCCGTGACCTTGCGCAAACACCGCGTTCCCGCCATAGAATCGACTCAGGTGCGTTCGTTCCGGCTTCGGCGTGGCATCGACTATCATTCGTGCCAGTTCGTGCTCTGGCGTCAGTTCTTTGACTAATTCGCGGTAGAAAATAATCAGGTCGAGTGGGTATGTGACGTTCGCGCCTAAAATCGTTTGCGCTTCGCGTGCGGTGATCTGACCGTGGCAGGCCCACAAGCAGCAGGCGTGCGACCTGAAGCCCCAATGCAAGGCGCTCCAGGTGGTCCACCAGTTTCGCGTGAGGCGGTCGATATCCTTCACGGCGACTTCGGTTGATAGTGAGGTGTTCATCGCAGCACCACGCGCTTCTGGTCCCATGCACCGCTGAAATATTGTCCTGCGAACTGGTCGAAACGCCCAAATAATTCGCCCATGCGGATGTTATCCGGCTTCGCCCACATCTTTTTCCCTTCTGATGTTTTAGTAACGAATATTTTGAAGCGCTGGTGATCGTCGATTGAGTCGAGCCACGCTCTGTTGTAAATTCCAGATGGACACGGCGGCAAATCCCCAGGGAGCGAGTAGAAAAATTCTTTTGTTAACGGAACCCCGTCCAGTATGATGTTTTCGTTAGCGTGCCAGCCGTGCCAGTTGTCCCACCCAAAACCCTGTAAAAATGCATAATCACCCGGCACTTCCCGTTCAAGGTCGTAGTCTTTTTTGAAAAATACGCGCTCATGCCAATCCGATCCCGGCCCCCCGGGATTGAATCCGTAGGCGGTTTTAGCGCCACCAGGTCCAGCAGCGGGCCATCTATTTGGCGTGTGAAGTTCCTCTAATTCTTCCGGCGTGAACCCCTCGGACTGGTCGATCATCACCAGGAAAATATTCGGGCCGCGCGTGAATCTGCGAAGGTCTTTGAATGTATCGCCGTACCCGAACGCGATGCGCGGGTATCCCATTCCAATAGGGAATGAGAAATCTTTTGTCCGACCGTCCCACCAGTCCATCATCGGAAGGTGTTCGCGTTCCCATTCCTGGAGATGGTTTTTTTCGCAATCCCCCCAAACTTGACGGACAATGTAGATCACGATCCCTGGTAGGTATTGCGCAACCTCGGACGCAACCACCAGTGCGGCATCGCGAAGCCCGCGCGACTTGGCCGCTCCGCGACTGCCACCGTACCCCCACCGGACTGGAATATCAGGGCCGCGAGCCAGTAACCCGTCAATCAGGATTCGTTGCTTGGGTTGCGGGTCAACGCGAAAAATAACCGCATCGCATTTGCACGAAAGTCGTTCGTGATCGGTTGGCTCCTTGCATATAGCACAACGCCCGAAGTAGTCAGTCGTAAAGCCGCGCGAATCAGCAGCAGAAGATCTAGCCAATGGATACCTGCGAGTAAAATGAGATAATATAAAAAGAGGCCCCGTGCTGCGGAAACAGCAACGAGGCCAGCAGGGAGCGCCAATGGAGGGCGCAACGATGCGACTTAAGTATAGGCCAATACCTACATTCACCGAATCTGAAATAGCCGCATTCTGGTCTTTGGTTGACAAAAGAGGCCCAAAAGAATGTTGGCCGTGGATCGGGCGACGACACACTCGCGGATATGGATTTTTCGACGCCAATAAAAACTATCGATCCTTGAGGTCCACCAGGGTTCTTATTAAAATCGTCACAGGGAGTGACCCTGGAAATAACGAGGCTTGCCACTCGTGCGACTATCCGCCATGCTGCAATCCAGACCATGTGTTTGCGGGAACACACACGGATAACATGGCGGATATGAGTGCCAAGGGAAGGGCAAATGTCCGACGTGGAAAGGACCATCATTTTTATGGCCGTCCCGACCTTATGCCCGCTCACAGCGGGTGGCATCCAGCTATCGACCTGGCCGGGGAGAAACACCCGCGATCTAAACTTACGGCGGACGATGTGCGAAAGATTCGCGAGATGGGCGATCAAGGGACCGTGATCCATGCAGAGATGGCCCGCATGTTCAAGGTGTCGCATAAACTCATCGTCAACGTACTTTTGCGCAGGACATGGGAGCACATTTGAAACTCTTGCCATTCAGTACTTCAGTTTAACGTGCGGTCTTGTAGTACAATTCCACACAGATGCAATCGGCTTACTTTTTAATCTGGTGCGGGATAGCGGTTTTGATTGTCGGGTTCGGCGTTCTCGCCTATTGTGTGATTCAGTTGCGGCATGGCGCGGACGCAACAAGCGAACGTATCGACCGCGTTCTGGCGCAATTTCTGGCGGCACAAACCTGCCAGGGAACGATTGATTCCAATTTTGAAACCAGAATTACCAGTCTGCAGTCATGGGCGTCTTCGTGGGTTACGTTTCAGGAGAAAATCGCAAAATCACATGACGCCAAAGTCGATGAACTTAATAAGCGCCTGATTGAACTCGAAACCGAAAACAAAACCACGCCTCCCAAAAAGCATGACGACGATGATCCACTTGGAGGCCCGCGCTCATGGAACGCGCAAGCAATGGCGGCATCGCGCGGTGAAGGGGTAGAATACATTGGCTAATTTCGGACAGAGGCCACCGCGTCCAGGAGATGAACCACCGCCCCGCAGACAGTTGACGCCCGAAGAAATTCGCGTTCGCGAAACATTTAATCGGGCCGATCACCTGGCTGGCGTAAAGCCGCAACCCGCGCAGTCTTCTACGATGGAGGTAAAGGTTTTCGACGAAGCGGCAATACGGGCGGCACTATCTCAAGATGGCCTTGATTTCGCGTACCAGATTTTCCCCATTGGAGAAAAACCAGCGGACGCAACCGGGCGCTCCGCGAATCGCGAAGCTCGAATCACGGAACTCGAAAATGAGCAACCGAAATTCCGAAAACGCGCCACGGATGCCGAAGCAATCACCGCTGCCGCCGTGCGCGAAGTTGCGGACCTGAAAAAGGAAATCGAAAACCTCAACGTGGCTAATGCTACACTTCTGAGTGAATTGGAAAAACTGAAGTCCGCACCCCCAGTGCAGGAGGCCGTTTAATATGGCAGGATTTTTGAAGGGTGGCCCTCGGCCTGGTTCGGCTCCGCCAAAAGGCGTACACGGATTCATGTCGCACTCCAGTTCCAATATGCCGATGCCGCCGCATACGCCGCAACTTCCAATAGCACCGCACGGCGGCGGGGATGGCAAGCAGACCACAATTACTCACCACCCGGACGGATCGCACGAAGTCCAGCACGCGGACGGAGAAACATCAAAGCATCCGAACGCTGGACACATGGCGGCGCACATGCACGCGAAACACGCGGGCGGCGAAGTCGGAAACATGCACTCCGATGGCGGGGCAGTGACTACCCATAACGTCGGGCCTGATGGCGAAGTAAATGGACCTACGGAATACGCAAGCCCCGAAGAGGGCGCAAATCATCTGGCGATGGCGATGAACGGCAATGACGGTGAAATGCCGATGGCCGAAGAGCCGGATGGCGATGAAGGTGAATCGTACGGTTAAGCAGGATACAATTTCAAACGAACCGGGCTTTCCGCAAGGTAGACCGCAACAAGGAGAATAAAACATGTCGTTGATCTCAACTTTCGCGGGAACCTACTCGGCTCTCGATTACGCCTTCGGAACGGCTCAGTCCGTCGCTCCGAGTGGCTTACAGGTAGTCACGGGGAATACCGCCGTTGGCGTCGGGACGATTACGATTGCAACCCCGATCACAACCACGCAGGGCGGTACTCCGTTCAGTCCGATTGCGATTGGATCGGTGCTCACCATCGGCAATGCGGCGAACGCCGAAACCGTAACCGTTACCGGCGTCGGGATTCCGTCGCTGGCTGGGTTTGCGCCCGATACCGGGTCGATCACCGTAACGGCAACATTTGCCAATCTTCACGGACCGCAGGAAAACGTCCTCTCTGCGACGTACGGCCTTCAGGAGGCCATCAACGTAGCCTCTCAGGCTGGCGGCGGCAGCGTAGCTGTTTACCCGGCATGGTACAAGGCGGGCGGCACGGCGGCGATGGTTGCGGCGGCCACTGTCCCAACTTCGTTGGTGAATACATCGGCTGGCTATTCCGGCGTCGTGCGTATTGTTGACGCGCAGACCCTCCAGTCTTATACCTACGGCCCCAGATCGGTTACTGTCGTGGCGGCTCCATCGGCGGCCACTTCTGCCACTGTGGCATCTACCACGGCGGCTGGCACTTGGACCGCGATCACGATTCACGTTCTGTTTACTTACGTGACGCCCGACGGTGGCGAATCCCTGGCATCGTCGGACTACAGCTTCACTGCCACTGTCAGCGAGGCAATCGGCGGCACTGGTCCGGCGGCTTCCACTGGCGCGGTTGGATATCGCGTTTACATGGGTGCGAACGCCACGACAACCTGCTACCTGTCTCCCGTAACGGCCGCGAACGGCACTCCGATTCAGTGCGGCCCTATCGCGGCATTCAAAATCGGCACCAGCTTCTCAGTGGCCACTGCCAATGTAGCGGCGGCACTTATTCCGGTTCAGTCCAGCGCATTCCCTGCTGGATTCCAGCCCGCCACCGCTGGCTTGCTCGGCGGCAATATCGTCGAGGGTCCGTTTGCTGTCACTGGCGTGGTTACGGCTGGCACGGCCATCGAAGGCGCGATTTTCCAGCTTCCCGCCGCCTACCTAAATCGCGTTAACAAAGCATTCCGCCTCACGGTACAGGGTATCTTTACCCCCGTATCGACAGCTACCCTGATCGTTTCAGTCGCTGTCGGATCCGTGTATAACGGAACCGAAACCACGATTTACACGACAACCAGCGCGGCCACAACTGGCACCACGGCGTCTGACTTCTTGCTTCAGGTGATTCTGCGAACTGCGCTTATCGGGGCCACTGGAACCGTCGAAGCGCACGGATTCACAATCGGCGCATCCACCACAGCGACAGCCAATATCGCAGCCGTCAACATCGACAACGCGCAGGCCGCTTCCAGCGCCGTTGATCTGACAGGTCAGGGTTACATCCGGGTACTCATCAACTCTGGCACCGCGAACCTGACTCAATCCCAGATCCGAACGGTACTTCTCGAACCGCTGAACTAGTAACGGAGTCTCTCCAGGGACGCATCCATTACAGGCCGCTTACTCTATCGGGTATGCGGCCTGTAGTGGTTAAAAGAGGGAAATCAGATGGCGAAACAATGGCTGCAATCCGCAATCAAGAGACCCGGAAAATTGACCGCCGAAGCGCAAGCCAGCGGGCGATCTAAACTCCAACAGGCCGAAGTCGATTCCCACTCACCGGACCCGTCGAAGCGGTCACGCGGTGCGCTCGGAATTCGACTCATCAAAAAAACGATATGACCCACGAAGCGATGTCGGAAAAAGATCGACATGAGTGGCTGGATTCTCAAATCCGCAAAGGCGGTGCTGTATTCTGCCCGTGGTGCTCGGGATTGAATCGTCCCGGCGAAGAATCAAATCCATGCTGCCAGCCGTTCGCGTTTGCGGTTCAGGAGCGCGCCGCTGGATTGATGAGTAACTTCGCTAACCAGTACACCGCCGTCGAAGTTGGTATGTCTTCGTCGATCACATGCCCGTGGTGTCACGAAGTAAATCGAGCGCCCGCGCCAGAACATCCCGCAGATTGGAAGCGGCCAAATTCATCGCCATTCTGCTGCTCGATTTTCGATCACGCGCTCGCAGCGCACCTGGAAGTAAAGCGCGTTAAGTGGCTGGTTCGTATGGCCGATAAGATCGCAGAGAATCTGGACAAGGGCATTAGCGTGCCAGTGGCTCAGGCGTGCGGAATGCAGTTGCCCACAACAGGAACCGTCAATTGAGTCCATCGGTCGGCTACCCTACTACCGAATACGAAGAATCTGAACCCGCGCCACCTACGGTAGTTCCTGATTATGGCGACGGCTACAGGAATCTACCTGAACAACTAAAGCGAGCGCTCATGGATTGCTTCAAAAAGGCACAATCCTGTGAGAAATTCATACGCCGTCAGGAAGTTCTTCAGGACGCAAAGATCCGTTTCTACGACATGGGAATCCAGCATGTCTACCTGAACGGAACTTACGCATGGACGGCTGGCGTTGCGGGCGGATCATACGCCACCGGGCCTAACTCCAAAAACTACTTCAGCGAATACTTGGACGATTACCCAATCCTGCCGGCGTTCGGCCAGATCATTCGCGCGAAACTATCAGAGCACGATCCGTCCGTAGATTTCCAGCCGGATGACCAGAGCGATACGAACGATCTTGAGGCCGCGAAGGCCGCTGAAGGGATGCGGCACGATTACGACCGTAACAACGACGTTAAATTACTCCAGCAGCAGATCGTCTACCACTGGGAAATGGGCGGCAGATGCGTCGTATGGACCCGTAGTGAAGACGCGCCGCCCCGGTTCGGAGATGTGGCAGGCAACCCGCCGCGACACGTTGTATCGACCGCATACGGCAGCATTGAGGCCAAGGTTCCGATCTTCGCCAACACAACGCGCCAGTGCGGGTATTGCATTCTGTACGATGACCCGGATATCCAGGAAGCGAAAGAGCAATACGACTGGATAGCCCACAAGCTCGACGCAGGCCAACAGTGCGCGGATGAAAACGCATACGAGCGCATAGCGCGTCTTGGAATCATTCAGAATTCAGCGGGACGCAGTTATGGCTGGAACATCGGCGATGCGGTAACCCATCTGATCGGACGCGGCAATGGGTTCCTGAGAACGAATCGCTTTCAGGGTTACGATGACGCATTTGAAGAAGCCACGGAGTCAGACGTAAATCCAGACGGAACTGTTCTGACAGTCGGGGAAAAACTGAAGCAACTGTACCCCGATGGCGCTCACATGGTCGTAGTTGGCCAGGAGTACGCTTGCTCCTACAACAGGTGCATGGACGATTGCATTTCAATCTCCCATCCCTACATCGGGAAAGGCCAGCAGAGAATGCCGATCCTTTACCCGATGATCGTAGTTCAGGACCGCTTCAATCAGGGAATGAATCTGATTGCGGAATCGCAGGATCACTTGGTTCCGTCAACGTGGATCGGGTGCGCGGCAACGGAATTCGCGGCGATCACAAAGCAACGCGCAAAGCCCGGAGCATTCCGAAACCTGAAAGACATGCCCAGTGGCGTCCGAATTCAGGACGTACTGTACCGCGAGCCGGATTACCAGATTCCAGCGAGCGCGATGCAGTTTCTACAGTTTCTTGACGGTGCCCTCCCTGAGTTTATGTTGGCGTGCCCTCCTGCTATGTGGGGGCAAAGTATGCAAGATAATAAAACGGCCGCTGGCTTGCAACTCGCCGCCGCTCAGGCAATGGGCATCATGGGCGCATTGTGGGATATGCAGGTTCAACAGTTCACTGAAATATATCGCCAGAACTGCATAGCCATTATTTCGGACGAAAAATACGCGGATCAGGTTATCACGACAAACGCGCGCGGGTTGCGTGAGGTTGTCGAAAAAGGTTCACTGACAAAAGGCAAGTTCCGATGCTTTGCCGATAAAGATTCCGGATTCCCTGAATCAACGAACTCAAAAAGGCAATCCATGGAGCGACTGGTTGGGCTGCTGGCTCCGACCCCGCTCGGTACGCAAATCATGGGAGCGCCGGATAATGCGGCGGAGTTGGTCCGGCTCAGCGGCGTCAATCTGGTTATCCCGGAAGCGGAAGCGCGAAACAAGCAACTTCGCGAAATCGAAAGTCTCTTGGCGCAAGAGCCTGTCATCGGTGACCCGATGATTCTGGCGATGTTGCGATCCGGCCAGAAAGTTCCTGACATCATCATGGCTATTCAGCAAGCCAGAAACACGATGATGCAGGCGTATCAGGCGGGGTTACAGCAACAGCAAATCCAGCACGCGGGGCAAACTATCGCATCGCAGGCAATGGGAACCGCCGCGCCGCCCGCACCAGTTCCTCCGCCACCGCCTGACCCATCGACCATTGCGAAATCATCCGTTCCGATTTGGCCCTCAGACTTTCATCTGTACGAAGCCACGAAATGCCAAGACTACCTAACGTCCGACCAGTGCAACACGGAACTGATAATCGGCAAGCCGTCACCCGATCCGGCGATGAATGGCGAGATGGTTCCGAATAACGCAGGCGTGTTGAATGTATTTTTGCACTGGAGCGAGCACGTCGCCGCGATCCCGGCAGCGCCGATGCCTGCGCCGTCTGGTCCGCTGCCAGCCGTGGGCAGTCCGCCCAAGGTAGCGCCTCAGCCAGCCGGAAGTTAAGGCATAATGGATCAGAAGATGTTTAGAATATCGCATCAACAATGCGTGAGGCGTGCGGGGCAATTGAGAAAGTAAACGGTTGGGACTGAGAACCTAAATGAACATCCTGATGAACGAAGCAGACGGCGGAGAAGGTGGCGGAGGTGGCGGGGCTGCCGTAGCGATGATGGATACCTCGCTGGCCACTGGTGCTGAAGGTGGCGACGGAACGGGCGGCGAAGAAACCGCACTCGCGACTACGGACGGCGACGGGACAACACAGGGCGCGGACGGCGCGGCGCTCCGCAAAACAGAGCACCCCGGACTGACGGCCCTCAAGACTCACGAGAACGCCGAAGTAAAGAAGTTTGCGAATACCGTCATTCGCGACAGGGCTTTCCGTAACGAACTGTCCCGCATGTTCCCTGGGGTGAACCCCAAGACGGCAATCGAATCGTTACAGCGCGATATGGTGAGCCTGGCGGGGCGTAACTGGAACACCCCGGACCCGAAGGACGCAGCGCGGCGCACCGGAATTCAGCAGGTTCGGGATCGTCTGGCGGAGATCGAAGAAATTGATCTCATGTTCTACGGCGGCAATCCGCAATTGCTCGACGGCATGACGGCGGACGATGAAGGGAAATCCGCATTCGCCAAACTCGCACCGCACATGATGGCCCGATGGCGGGATCTGGCCCCGAACGCTTATTCCGCATCACGGGCGCGTGAAATGGTCGCGGATTTAACTCAGGCCCAGTTGAAAAACGACAAGGGCGAAGTGGTCGCGAATGCCGATGTGCCATTCCGCATTCAGCGTATCGCGCTGGCGCTGAAGGGCGACAAAGACGGCAACGTGTCCCCGCTGGACATGCAGCTTGTCCGCAATGAACTGATGTTCGTGCAGGCGTACATGTATCAACTTCAGCAGATGACTTCGCTTGCGCCTGAAGTCTTCACGAAGACGGCAGACCGCGAAGATTCGAAGTTGGCGGAACGGGAACGGAAAATAGCGGAACGGGAGGCCCAGAACCGAAACGCAGACTGGAATAACGCTCGCCAGATCATGGCGAATCAGGTCACCACGAAAACCTGGAACCAACTGACCAAGGGCCATGAAATATCCGCCGACGATCAGGAAGAATGCGTAGCCCTGTTTCAGCGCCGATTTGAAGCGAAGATCAAAGCCAAAGAACCTCGCGCCGACGAGAATCGCAAGGGCTATATCGAATCGGATGACCGCGACGGGTACTTGGCCTACGAAAACTACCTGATGACCACTTATGGCGTCCCTGCGTTAAAAGAACAGGTCACGCGGATGCTGGCTAAGATGGGGCCGTCGAAGCCGGGGGCGAAATCCGCCGCGACCGTCAATGGTCAACCCGCCGTCGTGAAACCGCCCGCGCAGGGATTCACGAAACTCGCAGAGAAGCCGCCGCTTCACGTCATCAGTAACGATGGGCGTACGCGGGAAATGGTTCTCGCAAAACAGGCCGTACTACGCATTCCGTGGAACGGGCATCCGGCGGGCAAGAAAATCTGCTGGTAGGATCGGCATCTGACGTGCTATAGATAACATCGTGCTGTTAATCGACTACATTCGGCGTCACATGGTATGGTGCAGGAATCCGCACTGCCGCCATCGTCACCACCATCGGCCAGCGGTTAGTTTCGGGTTGGAATTCAGAATCGGCAACGAGATATTCTCAGGAGAAAACATGTCCGCAACACTTCAGGTAGGTCAGTCAGTTTCAGCAGTAGCATCCCATCCGATCATTGGCGACGGAACCCCGAGTTCAGCGGTTCTGTCAAATGTTTCACTCTCAACGGGCGATGTAAACGTGTTCACGGTGTCGGCAGACCCGAACGTAGAAAACGGATTCATCGTCGTTAGCGTAAATCCCGGCTCGGCCCAGATCACCGGAACGGCTACGGCGACCGAACTGGACGGCACAACCCATCAGATCCCGTTGACGCCGGATACGATCACGGTAATCGTCGCGCCTCCGCCGCCTCCGCCGCCCGCAACGTCGTTCGGCCTGGTGTTCGGCACTCCGACCGCCACGACATAAAGACAACCCATAAAACGAGAGCAGTAAGCATCTGGCGCGGACCAAAGTACACGGTTCGCGCCAGATGTGTTTTGGTGTATGATACAATCCCAATCAGATTTAATACGTAGACGGAAACACGCACAGGCAGCGGTTCCAGCACGCCCATAATCGGCAAACGGAACCCGTCAACGAGCAGTACAGAGTAAGCGTTAAAAGCCGCAAGCAGGCGCACATGCTGGCCCAATAGGGCGAAGGTTGCACGCGAATCTGAAGCGAATCAAAAATTCAATTCAGGGAGAGTGCGTCATGCCTGTTGGGAACAACAGTTCGGCCCTAGCGGCCCAAAAAGAAGTTTTCAATACCGATTTCGTTGTCGAGTTGATGAATCTGGAATCGGTTTTCTACCCGAGAATCAAAGAAGACACAGAGATTAAGCCCGTTTCGACGCGCCCGTCGCGCATCGCAACTCAGCCGATCACGGGCGGAAAACTCCGCGTGTACGGCGCTGACGGCCAGAAGATGGGCCGTGGATCAGGGCCGCAGGAAGTCTTCGGGTATATTTCGTGCGCCAGCTACCTCCAGGCGTCCGAATACACCGCCCAGGCTCAGTACGGCACGGACTCCGCCGCGAAGTCGATCAACAACTACGTCAGTATGACCCACGAACAGGCGTTTAAGACGCTTGGCGGGTACATGGACGTGTTCGGCAAGATGGACGGCTCCAATACCATCGACACCGTTGTATCGACAACCACGAACGGAATCCTGGTCAACAACGCGAACCTGTTCCAGTCGAACCAGACCATTGATATCTGGTCCGCGCTCGGCGGCACTTGCCGTGGCTCCGTCGAAATCGAAACGGAAGATTCGGACACCAACACCCTCTGGACGACGACCGGACTTCCGGCTGGCACAACTACGGGCGACCTGCTTCTGGTTTCCGGCTCAACCGGTACGGCGAATTCCGGATACTTCGGTATTTTGTATTACGCCGTCAATACGAACGTCGGGAACTACCTCGGTATCCCGCGCGCATCGTACCCCGGTCGGTACACGGCCCAGGGAATCAACCTCGGCGGACAGTCACTAACGCCCGCTGCGGTCCGAGCAGTACAGGTGAAGTTGATCAATGCGATGGGCGGCAAGGCTGCGGCCAGTGTTGATTCCGTGGCCTACTGCACGCCTGCGATGCAGCTTGCCTGGGAAAACAACGCTACTCCAGTCCAGACCATCGTGGCGCAAGGCACGAGTACGGACACGTCCCGCGACATGCTCCCGAAAAACATGCCGACGATGATCGGTGGCAAGCCTATCCTTCCGGGGACGCGCGCCATTCCGGGCCGAATCGATATTTTCGATTTCAACAACTTGTCCCGCGTCACCAGCAAAGCTGTGGATTATTACAGCGCCGGGGGCAATACGGAATTTCCGGTGGTGGCAGATGACGGATCGATCCAAAGCTCGAATCTGTTCTACGTCGTGTTTCAGGAGAATTTGGTAAACCGGAATTCCAGGGAGTGGACGTTTTTGTCGAATATTGCCGTCCCCAAATACCTTTGAAAATTTTGGCATTGCTGATATAATCATGTAATGCCAGCCAAGGGCGGACATCAGTCCGAAGAAGCGAAAGAAGCAATCAGGGCGTACCACAAGGGCCGAGAGTTTTCCCCGGAGCATCGGGCGAGACTCTCGGCTTCTTTACGTGGGAAGAAGCGCGCCCCGCGATCCGAAGAGACAAAAAGGAAAATCAAGGAGGCATGCTCTGGACAAAAACGCACCCCTGAGCAAATAGAGAAAAACAGGGTGTCGCATTTAGGGCAACCCAGTGCACGCAAGGGGGTGGTGCTATCTGAAGAAACCAAGCAAAAGATACGGGATGCACGAGTGATCCAGGGGAATCCAAAATTCAATCTTCGGGGCATTACTCAGGCTCAGGTAGATGAGGCCACCGCCAACGGGTTGCGGTGGTGTGCTGGGCAATGCAAGGCATTTATCCCGCGAGAGAGGTTCTATAAAAACGGTGAAACCAAGAGGACGGTATGTTCCTCATGTGGGCTTTCATGCAATCGCACAATGGGGCGATCTGGAGTCTATAAAAAATATGGAGTCACCGAAGAGTGGTATCAAGTTACCTTATCATCCCAAAACGGCCAATGCGCTTTGTGTCCAGCGGTGGTTCCTCCAGTTGATATGGCAGCGCCATCAGGGAAAGGGAAGCATCACTATCTATCAATTGACCATGACCACGAAACAGGTAAGGCTAGGGCGCTCTTGTGTTCCAGGTGCAACTTGGCGCTTCATCGGGTGGAGTATGTCGATGGGTGGGCGCAGCGGGCTGTTGAGTATCTGAAAAAGCACGGTAGCCAGATTGGCAAAGAGCGCAAGCGATCTCCGGAACCTCAGTCAACGGTGGTAAGATTATGAACGAAATGGAATTAAACCGTAGAGGGTTTCTCTATTCTCTTGCTGGTGTAGTGGCGTGGGTAAAGAGTCCGAAAGCGAAAATTGAAAGTCTTGTTTCGCCTGCGGCGTCGGCTATCCAGCCGACTTGCGTAGCGTCGTGGTCTGCGAATCAGGCTGCGATTGATGAATACGTAAATCTCACACATGCGGCAATGGCCCGACATTTCGCGTCGCCCGAATTTCAGCTCAAAATAGACGAAGCGATTCTTGGATGGGGCGCATGATAGAAGCTAATCCACATGGCCTGATTCAGTGGTCCGTTGCCGCAATGAAAAAGTACGGGTCAGTTGTCGATGGCGGCGCGTACAACGGATCGAATTTATTTCGTCTTATCTGGGCACCGTCGCGGGCCGTAACGCTCATGCTGGACCGTGGAGCTACAACGCTGCCAAAGTACGTTGCCGTCGAGCCGCTGTTTAATCCGGCGGTTTGGGTTCTGGAAAAATGGCGATCATGCGCGGATATCGCAGGCGAAGTAACGCAAGCGGAATGGAACGCGCCGAACTCGGAATGGCTGATGCAGGGGCCATACCCGCTGGATGGGGATTACGAGTTATGTACTCAGTTAGCGGTTGGGGTTGATCCGGCAAACGCGAACATCGACAAGGTCGTAGTGTGGGTCGAGGCGGGCAAAAAGTTCTCCCCGCAGCAAAACGCGCTGGCGCTGCAAAACAAAATGGACGCAGAGGAAAAAACGAAACGCCGCGTTATCAAAGACAAGATCGATGACAGGTTGCTGCCATTCGGCGGCGAGGCATGGGCATCCGGATCTTCGGTTCGATCAAAGCGAAACACGAAGACTATCGAAATCAAGCACTCCGCAAACGAACTCGGATTGCCGACGAAGCCCGGAAACATGGGGCTATCGCCAATTCATAAACCAGTCACGTATCAAGTACCATTAGGTGAGGAAGGTTAATTTTCATGCCGACATTTGGAGCAGTTGAAAACCAGCAGATTCCCGGTGGATTCGGAATCGTCCAGAGTTATCCGGTAGGCGATCCGCGCAATATCGAAAACATCCGCCGCCAGGTTGAACTGGACCGTATCTCCGTTCCCGATGAACTGGAAGCTATCACGGAACTTTCGGACGCCACGACGGTATGGATATATTCGGTCGGGGCGTGGCCTCAGTTTGTATCGCTCGGTTCGCTCGGCTCGCATACAATCCCCGGAATTTCGGAAGAGCATTGCCTGGTTGATGGCGACTTGACTGTATCGGCTCCTCTACCCGTTAAAGGCATCCCAAGCGAAACGTATCCTGTTGATGACGGTGGACGGCGCATCTATCACCGCCCGCAGAAAAACGATCCTCTCCGCAAGCACACAGGAATGCATCTGGCGCTCGAAATCATCGGCGCTGGCGTGAAGTCAAAAGTCGATAACGATCTCCGTCCGTGGGGGTGCTTCGTGTCTGAGGTTCCGGAGCAGCAACCCGGCTCCCCGCTGTTTGCGAAATGGAAGAAAGCCGTAGAGGACGCAAAGGCTGCGCTGAAACTGAACTACTCCAAGCGTCTCGCTAAAGCGAACGAAGCGTTCAAAAACGGCAACTACCAGAAGTTGTACGAGGGCGACGAGCGGCTTCCTATTATCACTCGCGTCATGAAGGTCAAGAAGTCCGATTGCCCGTTCATGGAAAACATGGTCGCCCCGGAAAGTAAGCAGTGCATCAATTGCCGCGAACATCTTCCGCCCGATGCGCTGTCTTGCGGTAAATGTGGGCAGCGCCAGGTCAGCGACAAGAAGTACGAAGAAGAGATCGCGAAGCGGTTGGCGGCGGCAAGCGGCGAACCTGAAAAGAAAAGGCGCGGCCGCCCCGCCGCATCGGCAATTCCTGAAGTTCCGGACGAAGATGAAAATCCGAAGCCGGAAGACGAAGACGATATCGTGTGATTTTGAGTTAACGCGGAAACTGTGTTGATTCTCCTCCGAAGTCACCGCAGAATTTACGGGCCGTCCAGTGGAGTTCCGCGCCATCGGAAAGACGGCCCACCTTACATCGCGTGTGATCTTATACAATTAACGCAGTGCCAACCGCGCCATACCCCACGCTCGAAAAAATTCTAGGGTTTGCGCGCGTTCAGGTAAACGACGCTATCCAGGCCAATGGCGGCAATACCCTTGTGGATTCCGCCGACTTCACTCCGCTGTACGTGAATCGGGCATGGCTCATGCTTCAACAGGAGTTAGTCAGTAATGGTTTCGACCGATTCCGAACCGATAATCTGATAGTGACGTTGCCGGCGGTCAACAGCGAAGACACAGCGCTACAAGTCACGCTGGACTGGACTGGGTACTACGATGGCGTCTCGCTGAATACTGGCGTTGTTCTGCCTCAAACACTCATCAAGGCACTGAAGTTGTCGGAGCGTCCCACCGATTCAGCGCCGAACGTAAATTCGTTTATCGACATGGATGGCCCGGAACAGGGCATACGTCGCATCCCTTCGATAACGAAACAGCAATGGAACGGCATCTGGGTTTGGGATGACGACCAGGTTCGGATGCCGGGAGCTACGGCCCAAACAGACGTGCATATTGATTTCCTGGCGTACCTGCCGGACTTCACTGGGTCGGGTGCGGGATTCCCTGGACCGCAGACTGCAAATATACTCCGATGTGAGGATGCTTTCGCTGGATTTATTGCCGCTGTGTTCTGTGCCGCCAGGGGCGATGTGGATGCTTCGACAACCCTCCAGCAGGCCAAGGATGCGGCGAAAATTCTCGCAGGCGCACAGCCCACGGAAACGCCAATGGCGGCAGTCCAGTGATACCGCCAACTGAATGCGACGGGATTATGTGCGCGGAGTGTGCGCCCGATGGATGTAAAGTGCCTGAAACGGTAATCCCTGAACTGGAGGAAAAAGAGAGTGCCGGTTTCACCTCCATCGAATCCAATATTTGACACTGCGACGTCGATCATGAACGCGACGAAGCCGCGCGTAGCCCAGGAGATGCCGTCTCTGGTGGCGTATAGCGGTAGCGTCCTGGATCATACGCAAGCCACATCGCAGCAGTTTTTCAATAACGCATGGCGCAACTTTCAGGATTCACTCTGTGATGCCGGATCAAAGGCGTTTCAGGAAGAAATCGTCATTAAGGACATTCCGCCTACCGCCAGTTTTGATCCGGCGGACCAAAATTCAATATCGTGGTTTGAATGCTCAGATGGCGTGAATACGACATCGACGCCAGTGCTGCCGTCCGATCTCGTGACGCCATTGTGGATGAGCGAGCGCCAGGCGGGAACCGAAAATCCGTTCCCGCGCCCCGACGCGCCGAACATGGATTTATACATCGACGGGTTGCCACGAACCGCGCAAAAATATTGCTACAACGGATGTTGGGAGTGGCGCGGGCAGGTTATTTATTACCCTGGAGCAACTCAATCGGTCGATTTTTTGATTCGGTATCGAAAGCAACTTTCTGACATTGTTGACGTAGGCAATCAGCGGTGGTTCAATCAGCCAGTCCCGCTGGTGCGATGTCAAAATCCGATGTCCTGGTGGATGGTTGTCGAGATAGCAGCATTCGCGGCGGGCACGCCGAACGCACCGCGCAATATCGTAGCAATGGCCGCGACCGCTGAGGCGAAAGCTATCGAAGCAACGAAAAAGTATGCAAACCGTGACGTTATGCTCGATGAGCGCACTGAAGCGATTCGGGTCCCATACAACGGCGGATCGCGCGGGCAGGGCAGTCAGGGCGGATACGGCAACTTCTACTAGGGTGTTGTACAATAGCAGACGAAACGCAGCGTCAACAGGAGATATGATCACATGGCCGTAGGAATTGTATACACGGGAGCACTGGCGAACGGGTCCAGTTTTGCGGCTGGAAGCGGAAGCGGTTTGTGGGATACCACAAAGGCATCGATAATCATCCCCGCCCAACTGACGCTCACTGGAAATTATGGAACCGGAAGTTCCAACGGAGATCCGCTTAATTTTGGCTCAGTCGCCCCTCCCATTGGAGGTAGCCTGTATGACGACGCCCCATGGTGGTGGAGTCTGGAAGAGCTTGCGGTGGCCGGGTCCGTATTGACAGGGTACGAGTTCAAGTATCTGCCGGGTCCGACGTTGGCGAAGCCCACGCAAGCGGGCGGGGTGCTTCAGGCCCTTTTGGCTGGCGTGCAGTATACTCCAAGCGCGGCCTATGGCGGCGCATTGCCGTCTGGCACCGTCATCAATGGCGTGTTCGTATTCACTCGCTCGGGCGCGTAATCGTGCGGCGCTGACAATTCGATGGCGCAAAATACCGCATCTCCAGATTTTATATTCCCCACATTGGGCCACTCATGTATGTTACTGAATCATCACGCAATCGCTGTGCATCGGCCTGCGTTCTCTCTAGTATCGCAATCTTGCGCTCTAATTTACGTTGCTTTAGTATGCAAGCGCCGTGCGGGGATGCGCGGCATGTCTCGCACAACTCTGACATTAAGTGGATGTCGTTGGTGAATGAATTACCGCAAAGAGCGCAATCAGCTTCCCATTGTGTGGGTGTCATTTATCATTCCCTCTTCCCTGCCTTGAATCCTGATAGCCAAGCTGCCATTGCGACAACGGCCAGCATGATGAACTGGGTTACTATATCTGTTGTGAAAGTCATGCTAGCGACCCTCTGTTACGGTTGCCGTAATCGTGCTCTTGTATTGGCATCGCGGGCACTTCCTCGCACCCCGAATTTTCCTGGAAATTCTGATGTGTCCGCACTTCAGGCACTCTATCGGCGGCAGGCACCGAGGCCCGATAGAGAATTCAGATTGAGCCACAATGCCATGTCCAGCCAGCCAGAACGAGGGGCTGTCCGATTCTCCATACCCGCAAACTCGCCCTATGGTCCAAGTCGCGCTGAAGTCCCCGACGTGTCTGCCGTGTCCGCGAATCCAGTAGAAATCTCCAGGGCGCATACTGTCCGCGTCGGCAAAATAATCCTTGCATGCTTCCGTGGATATAGCAAAAGAAACAGTGTCTTTAAGAACCGGAAACGACGGTATTCTGGCGGTCCCGTTCTGATTTATTCGGCTCATGACTAAATATACACCGTATACGGCATAAGTGTCAATAGTGAAATAATGGCCCAAAACACCGCATCTCCAGATTCGCATGAAATCCCGATAACCGTCTTTGGCGGACTTGTCACGTATATTGATCCGACAAGTCTGCCAATGGGAGTCAGTCCCGATTGTTCGGATATGCAGTTCACTCCAGGCGGAACGTCGAGCCGGGACGGATTTAAGAAGCACTTCGCGGCCCCGCTTTACCCCACCGAAACCCGCACGTACCAAAAATCCTACGTTGACCCAAGGGGTACAATTTTCAATCTGTATTTCTACTCCAACGGTGCGTTGACAGTCGAGAACGTCACGACAGCGCCAGGAGTAGAAACGCTTCTCAGTCAAACGTCAGCGCCGGGATCATGGGCGAAATCTTCTACTGCGTTTGGGCGCGAGTACATCGCAATCTCAGACACATTGCACGGCGCGGAGATCCCGCTTCAGTTCGACGGCGTAAATCTCGATAGGGTGACTCAGGACGGGCCGGGTGCTTCTCCCAATGTCTCAAGTGTCCCGATCCCTGCCGTCGCTATGGTGGCGTCAGGAGCGCCCGTAGTGTTGAACCTGACGGAGTCAGACCCCAGAGGCGGAGACGGTTCGGGTTACTTTACCGCGATTGATATGTACACCATGGATTCGGTGGCATCCGTCAATATAGGCGACCAAATCACAATTGCGGGGTACGGTGGCGCTCCTGCTCCAATGAACGGAACGTGGCCGGTATTGGCGATATTTCTCAGTTCCGGATCTCCTGGAAACCTGATTCAGCTTTCGGCGTATCTGCCGCCGACTACGGTATCCAGCGTGGCATCGGCGACCGGGACGGTCGGCGGCGGAACGACGATTCAGCGGGTCAATAATCTGGTAACGGTGACCACGGCGGCGGCGCATCAGCTTCAGCCGGGATACCAGGCGCAAATCACAGGGATGCCAGCCGCATCTGTAGGCACGTCGATTTCATCCGTGGTAGTGAATAACGAAGACCTGCCGGGTCTGGCGACAGTGACGACATCGACGGCACATGGCCTGGTTCCGCAATTACAGGTCAGCTTGGTGGGTATTGCAGGTACAGCAGTCGGCGGCGGCATTACTTCTCTGTCAAGGCAGGGGCAGATAGTGACCGCCACGACGGCTACAGCGCACGGGCTGACCCCTGGCGCAACCGTCACGATAGCGGGAGTTGCAAACGCCAGTTTCAATAGCACGGTGACAGTCTTGAACGTAATTTCCGCGACGGTGTTCACCTATATTCAGGTGGATGTGGACGCCACTGATTCAACGGGAACTGCCACTCTGAACTGGCCGATATTCAACACTCAAACACCTACGTATTTCGAGGTAGTTTCGGCCCCAACAGCGACTACATTCCAGGTCCAACTGGACTATTCGGACGGATCATGGTCAGGCGGGACGGTCACATATGCATGGGATGGGACGTTCTTTGTTCAGGACGTGCCGGGGCCGACATCGTTTACGTACTTGCAATACGGCCCGAATGCGACGAGTTCGACGGTTGGAAGCGTAACGCCCTATGGCCAGGCCGCGCCAGGCAAGCGGCAGATGGTTTGCTTTTTCATAACCAGGCAGGGCTACACAACGAGATACAGTCCACCCGTTCCCGTAGTTACGAATGGCGGCCAATATCTCAGTGTGACGAATATTCCGATAGGGCCGTCGAATATAATTGCCCGCGTGCTGGCATTCACTGGCGCGGAGGGGGCGTATTTTTACTGGATTCCCGCACCGCCCCAAGTCAACGGGCAGTTGGTTGGGACATCGACGATTATCAACGACAACACGACAACCAGCACCATTCTGGATTTCAGCGATCCGACTTTATTTGCGGGGCTTGGAATTTCAACCGCAGGAAATAACCTTGCAAATCAGACAGTCATTGACGGTGCGCTTGGATTTGCGCGGTACGCCAGCCGCCTGATTACTTACGGGCAGAGAAATAACATTCAAAATTTGCTGAACATGGGATTCGATGGTGGATACCTGCCAGCGGCTCCGACGCTGCCTGCCGGGTGGGCAGGCGGCGGCGCGGGAACGATTGCGGCGGGTCACTACGGCAGCGGATGGACCACGAGCGCTACGCCCCTTACTCAGTCGTTCTACGAAGATTTCAGCGGTGCCCCGATTGCGATCGGAAACACGGCGTACACGTTCAGGGCGTGGGTAAGTGCGGCGGGAACGGTCACGGCAACAATCAGCAGCATTGAGGGTAGTTTCACGAGTACGGCCACGCTTACTGCATCGGCGACGGGATGGTATGAGTATATATTCAGCCTGAAAACCCCTGTGAGCATACCCGACGATATGCTGATTGGCATAACAGGCTCGGGCGTGATTGTCGATGAGATGAGTATTGTTTTCACCGACACCCCATACGCGACAACACTACTCGGATCGTACGTGAATAACCCGGAAGCGTTCGACGGAGTTTCCGGCAGGTTCGGTCCTGTCGATGACACGCATCAAACGCTGGCGCTCGGGATCATCCGAAGTAATCTGTACTTACTGACCCAGGATCCAAGTGGGCGAATGCACCAAACATCCCAGGGGGACACTGAACCTTCAGGATGGACCGTTGACGAGGTAGGGCAGAATTGCGGGACGGTGTCCGCGTTCTCGCTCACGGTTTCGCAGGCCAATGACAATACAGGGGGCGGCGGCGAAGAATGGTTTGCGTGGTATTCCTCATCTGGTCCGCGAATATTCGGCGGAGAGTTCCCGTTCAAAATTGCCCAGGAGATCATGCGGCGCAAAGGACGGGTTCCGCCCGGATCGCCAGATGATTTATCGAACATCAACACGGCGGCGCAAACGACCGTTTGGGGCCTGAACGACCCCATCGCAAAAATCATATATTTCGGCGTGCCGATGAATTCCGCGACCGCGCCAAGTAACGTCTGGATGCTGAATTATCTTGGATGTGAAACGGCGGGAGAGATCGCGTCTCAAGATCCGGTCCATCGCGCAATAAATACGGGCAAGATGATCGCTAACGACCTTGGGCGTAAATGGTCGCCATGGAATCGGCCCATGAATAGTGCGGCGCTGATGTTCAGTAGCGACGGAGGATTACAGCCGTTCTTTTGCGGCGGAAACGGGCTGGCTCCCGGATCGTCCACGGATGGCGCATATGGAAATATCTACACACTGGACCCCTCCATGAACGTCGATGATGACTATGGAGTAATCGTGCCATATTACGTGACTTCGGCACTCCCGGACGCGGACCTGGCGCAGGGATTGGGAATCGGTGGCGGGTTGAAAATGTGCTCTTATGCCTATGGCTTGATTTCGGGAACGGGCACGATGACGATTTCGATTCTATTCAACCTGCTATCGAAGGCATGGCGCATCAATTCCGGCACTGGCGGTTCACCGATCATTATGAATGAAAATCCCGACAACGACACGGAGTTCGGGTGCGGACAGGCGACAGGTAAGCGATTCTGGTTTAAGTTCGCATCCACCCCGACAACGGGAACGGCCAATGATTTTGAACTGAATAACTGGACCGTCGCCATTAAGAAGAATGCGAGAATGCCGATCAGGGGAAGTAACCGATGAATGAGGTTTTATTGGCAGCGGCAGATAAAGCATCCCGCAAGCGCGAATACATGATTCAGCGGGCGAAGTCGAAAGGTCCGAGCGCGGCGTTCTATGTCGGATTGGTTTCGATATCGAAAGTTATTGACCATGCGAAACAGGCATCGGTTGGCAGTCGTGACGACGTGGTGGCTGCGATGGTTCGACTGCGAAGCGTCACCGCTGACACTGATCTGCGATATCAGTCCGAACGCGAAGAAAAGTAAATGGCCGGATTTCAGGTTCCAAACCTCGCGTACCTCCGCAATATCCCGGTAATCGGCGGTCGTCTGTACGAAGCCCTGCACGGAGCGCAAAAGGCCATCAACACAATGGCGATTCAGGGCAATCTGAATCCCGATGGGCAGGTTGACCCACCGCCCGCAATCGACGGCGTAACGGCTACGGCGGCAAACGGCGTCCTCCATGTTTCGATTCAGCACACGGCTGCGGACGTGCGGCGCGATGTCGTCTATCACGTCGAGCACGCGGATAATCCGAATTTCATAAACCCGCAAATTCGCCATTTAGGAGATACCCGCAGTTGGTCTGAATTCATCGGGGATCAATCGCGCTACGTGCGGGCATATGCGTCTTACGGGGCAAGCGCGGCGGGTCTGGTTCTGGTTCACGGTGGCGCAGCCACTCCGCAACCAGTCAGCGGCGGCGGATCGATAGGTCCATCGCCGTACCTTCCATCGCAAGGCAGGAGCACTGGAGCGCCCGGTCAGGGCGGCGCAGACTCTTCACCCGTCCCAGTGCGTTCCGACGCGTCTGGCTTCGATTGGAGGCTACAGCGGCCTATTGCATCAGAGGCGGAATCTCGTGCAGTGTCGCCCGGTTCGCTGAATGGCGTTGGATCGGTAAATTCGGGTGGTGGCGGCGGGGGCGGCTCAGTTTCTATCTCTGAGGCCGCTATCGCAACATGCGAATACCTGTCTTCCGTGGCTGGTACCGGAAACGCGATTACTGGCGTAACGACGGTCCCGTATTCGAGTCTTGCGAACGGTTTCCTGATTCGCTATGTTCCGATTCACGACAACAGCGGAGCGACGACCTTAGCGGTCAATGGGATCGCTGCGAAAGCGATTACAAAGAACGGGACGATTGCGCTTGCGGGCGGGGAGATTGTTACGGGGCGAGCGTATCTTCTGATGTACGACGGAACGCGGTTTCAACTCGTCGGCCAGATCGCGCCAATCAGCGCGGGATTGCTCGGGTCAGACTCTCATGGCGTGCCGATTATTGCGCCCGATACCACGGTGGCTGCGGGAAGCTATACGAACGCAAATATAACGGTCAACTCTCAGGGCCAACTTACGGCGGCAGCCAACGGATCAAGCGGCGCGGCCGTTACTGGAACGTGGACGCCAGACCTGCAATTTGGCGGCTCGAATACGGGCATAACTTATTCGGTCCAGCACGGTGCATACTGGTCATTCAGCAACTTAGTGGTGGCGACGTTCGATATTCTTCTCACGTCTAAGGGCGTGGCCACTGGCATCGCGGAAATCGGCGGGTTGCCATTTTCGGTTTCGGCGGCGGAAGTTATTTCCGGGTCCGTGATTTACGGCCTGAATATGCTGGCACTTACGGGAACGCCCACGATTCTCTCAGAACTCGGTACCACGAAAATCGCCACATACACGTGGGGTGCGACGGGCGCGGCAAATCTCACGGATGCGAATTTCACAAACACATCCAGATTTATCGGAACGGTAATTTACCAGACATAAGGCCTTCGTGACCACCAGACCACTCAAGCCATCCGACATCCCGATTCTTCAGGAGTTCGCGCGGCAATCGTCTTTTCCCTATCCCCAATTGGACCATCCGCATATTGAGTCTGTTCTGGTGGTGGTGGATTCAGACGACAGGCCAATCATGGCTTGCGCGGCAAAGAGGCTGGTGGAACTGTATTTATTTGTAGATCCATCACGGGCTTCTGGCGTAAAAAAGAACGCTATCGACGCTCTCCACCACGGTATGGCCACGGCGCTACGTGGGAAACTGTACAATAGTGCAGAGATATATCTGAGTCCGCTGATAGCAAACGCTTTCGGTCGGCGATTGGAGCGAACGTGGAACTGGGTACGCAACTGGCCGAGCTGGCACCACGGCCTCTGAGGAAAAAAACTGGACCACTGCCCACTCCAATGGTCGAGCGCGCGTCTAGGGTGATAGAGTTCGCAATCCGCATCCCAGAATCAACATGTTGGTATTTTGCTGGGTCTCTAAGCGATAGAGGGTACGGGAAAACCAGTATGCCGGGGAAGTTTAATCGTGCCCATGTTGCCGCATATATTGCCACATTCGGGCCAGTCCCGGATGGGACCGAAATAGACCATACATGTCGGGAGCGCTCGTGCGTGAATCCGCGTCACCTTGAGGCCGTTTCTCACGCTGAGAATATGCGCCGTGCGCGGGGGTTAGGCAAATCCCGATTCAAATGTTCCCACCAATCGGTGAAGATGATAGCCGGTAAAAAACGCTGCGAAATATGCTACAGGGAAGAGTACGCAAGAAATAACGCCAAAAAGCGCATGGGGGCGGCGTAAATGGGTCGCGGTTCAGATGTGGCTCAAAACTCCGCCACGCAATCCCAAAACACCGCATCTGGGTTAACCGGAAACGCCAATTCGCTGTACGGCAATCTGGCCCCGATGCTCACGTCACAAGCGGCGCACCCGGCAGGATTTTCACCAGCAGACGAAGCGTCAATGGAAACAGGCGCAATGGATACGGCTGGTGGATCTGAAGCCGGGGCCGTTGGCGAGGGGAATCTGGAAGCAGCGCGAACGCGGAACGCGGGCGGATTCGGGCAGGCGGTTTCCGATGCATCGCGCGGAGCAGGCGAAACACTATCTCGCGGATTGCTCGGAGTTCGCAACGCAAATGCCAACCTCAAAAATCAGCAGCAGAACGAAGCCCTTGGTGGGCTTGAGGGGCTGTACGGTACGAACGTGGGTGGCGCAAATTCGGCGCTCGGAAACGTAGCCCCGTTGGTCAATGCGGACACTAACGCGGAAAACGCAAGTTGGGACGCATTCAATAACATCACCGGGGCGATTGATAATACCGCCAAGGCGGCGTCTGGATTCGTCACACCGTGCTGGATAGCTGAAGTCCTGTACGGGATTGATGATCCACGAACCCATACAATTCGCGCCTGGCTGAGAGGTCCATTCCGCGACACGGTGGCAGGGAGTTCGCTGGTGACGCTATATCTGGCTATCGGGCGTCCAGTAGCGTGGGTTGCGCGGCGATCTTCATGGCTCCGTGCGGCATTGAAACCGCTGTTTGATGCGGCACTCCGAAAGGCGACGGGATGTTAGTCGATACCTCAATCCCGCAGCCGCAACCGCTGCCAACGTCGATAGGCGGAAGCCCCGGAACAATGGCGCTTCAGGGTATCCGATCATCGTCGGATATAGTTGACCATCTGGACAAAGTCCTGAAAGCGCAACCGCCCGAAGTTCAGGCGGCGGTAGATCACGCCCACGACATCATGGGACTGAATCCGCCATCTCAAGCCATCGCGGATACGCCGCAATCGGGCGCAACGCAATCTTCGCCCGTTACTGATCCCAGCGTCGCCCAATTGCCACTGGCAGCGCCCAGGGCTGATTCTGTGTCGTTACCAGCGTCGTCGCAACCGTCCAGCCCCTCAATAGCGCAACCACTTCCGTCTCGGGCTGAATCCCCAGTTCAGTCGTCCCTTCAGGCTGCGGGCGTTCCTGAGCATCCAACGACCGCTGCGCTACCGTCAAACCCGCTGGTGGAGAAAATGAGTGATCAGGTTGCGGCGGGTCCGGGGTGGCACGGAATCCATAATCCATTCCTGAAAGGTCTTGCGGCGGTTGGGGATACAATCGGCAGCGGACTTTTCCCTGAGTTCGCACAATTCGTTCCCGGAACTACGGCCCATCACAACGAACTTTTAGGGGAAGAGGAAAACCAACTCGGGCAGGAGCAAAAAGCTACCAAGGCCACCGACGAATCGCGACTGCAAAACGCACAGGCGGCGGAGCGGGAATCATTACCAGAACTCCACAATACGCAAGCGGAACTCGCTACATCAAAACTGACCCAAGCTAAGGATATTGCGGACGCCAAACAGGGGACGGCGGACGCGAAGCAGGCATTAGCTGACGCCGAAGCAGAACGCAAGCGAGGGGAGAGTCAGCAGAAAATCGCGACGGGACTCGCGGAGCACGGATTGAAGATGGACCCCGAAACAAAGCAACTGATTCCGCTTCCCTATACCGAAATGTCTGAACCGCAAAAAGCAGCGCATGACCTGAAGGCTGCGCAGGCTGAATTGACCACCGCGCGCAGTGACTATGTGACGGCACAAAAAGACGGCATCCCGGCAGCGCAGGAATTAGCGCGTAAGCGCGTAGATGCGGCCCAGGAAAGTGCGGCTACGGCGGCGGGGCGTCTTGGGCTGTCGCGCGACGAATTCAACGCCCAGTTCCTCGGGACGGCCCCTGGCGGCGAAGCTCTCGCGGGCGGCGAAACGGATGAAAACGGCAAGCCCATAGGTACGAAAGTTGCGGCTGGAAATAAACCGGGAGCAACAGTTCAGGGACGCGCGTCCCAAGCTGGATCAATTATCGAGGTCGGCAATAACCTTAAAGCCGAAATCGACAAACACAAAGACGCACTCGGAAATCTATCCGATTACTGGAAACAGGCAACCAACGGAACCCCAATCGCTGACCCGGTAGCGTCTAAGCTGATGTCGGAAATCGCCAGTTACGCGGCGCTTCAACCTGCCATGCACGGTATGCGTGGGGGACAGGCAATGAAGGAATTTGAGAAAATGGTTGGCGGTATTCCAAAAGACCCTGAGGCCCTCAAGGCCGCTATCGATGGCATCGGCGAAACTGCCGCCGTGATTAAAAAACAGGGGCAACCTGCGCATGCTGGAGTCGGTTCATCCGCGCCGCCAAAGCCCACAACCCAAGCGGAGTACGACGCAATAAAACCAGGCACGGTTTACGTTGATACTGACGGACAGCAAAAGAAGAAAAAGTAATGGCCGGATTCGGACAAAACGACGAAGTTGTTTCGCCAAAAACCAAACCGTTTGGCACTAACGACGAAGTTGTGCCCGTGGCATCCGAACAACTTCCCGCATACGGCGACAACGCTGCATGGGCTGCTAAGGCAGGGCAAAACCAGAACCCCGGATTCTTTGATAAGGGCGGAACGGTTGACCGCTTCATCAAGGGTACTGGATTGTCGAACATCCCGAATGATCTATCCGAAAGTGTCGGGAATTTCGTTCACAACCCAACGCCGGGAAATCTGCCGATAGTCGGGCCGTCGATTGATTCCGCAACTCGATTACTGACTGGCACAAGCGCCAGCCCGATTCACGATATCGCTAATTCCGTTCCGATAGTCGGGCCAGCGGCAAACGCAGTAGGCGAATACCTGGCGCGTGGAGAATACCCCGAAGCCGCAGGCGGCGCAACGGCATTGCTTGCGCCTGGATTACATGGCGAACCGTCTCCCGGATTGAATCTGGCGGAAGGCGACACTCTAACTCCTGGGTTTGGATCTCGCGCCGCTTCCGGGATGAAAGCGGCTGCGCCGCAAGTCGGCAAGGGGCTTGCGAAGATCGGAGCGGGAGCGACAGCTTTTGAGGCTATCCCCGGCGAAGCGGGAAGGTTTATCGTGGGTTACCCGCTAGTGCGGAGCGGAATGCACGATGTGGGGCGAGGTGTATCTGCGGGAATGGAGCAGTTTCGTGGTCCGGTGCAGGGACCGGAGGTTGCACCCAAGGGATTCAAATCTCCGTACCCTACGCTTCCATACGAAAATCCAACCCCCTCTCTTATAGAGCGCCCGTCTGGGGTAACTGGCGGTCGTCCACTGCCTCAATCCCCCTCTGCGGGACCATCTTCGCCCTCCGTTCCTTCAGGGCCAGGCCCCGGATATTCCGGCACGCAGTATCCGCCCGCAACGGGGCGCGGTGGGCTACCGCAATCGCCACCAGTTATCATCTCATCGCCTCGCGCCCCTGGCGGGCCATCGTTTCTGATGCCATCGGACTATATAAAAATTCCACAATCCGGGCCACTGGTTGATCCATGGAATCGATTCGCGTCAGTCGAACGCCCGCAGCCATCCAGCGCCCAAAGGCCAGATTATTCGCAATTCGTTCCGCCGTTACCATCAGGCGCTCCATCTTCTTCTGTTATTGAGCCAGGACGCGGGCCTGGATTATGGAGTTCAGGAGACCGCATGGCGGCCAATCCCAGCCCCGTAGAGAAGCCGTTACCCGCGTCCGCTGCCGAACCACCCTCCGGTGTCATCCGAATCGGCCAGACTCCCGCAGAGGCTGTCCAGTCGGCATCAAATTCAAATGAAGGAACGTTAGGCACGCGCGCAGCAATGATGCACCAGTTACGCATGGCCGGCCAGCAGATGGGGCCAGACCCGCGAACGGCTTCGATTATCCAAAGATTCGAGAGTCCGGAATACACCCAGCGTCCCGACCGCGAATTTATTGATCCTCGCGAATCGCAAATAATGGCACAGCCGTTACCATCATCAACCGCCGATACTCCAGCGGCATATCGCGCCCGCGCCAATGTCAGTCGCGCTAAGTTCGGACCAGACGGCCAAAATAATCAATTAAGACCGAAGAAATAGGAGAAACGAAATGCCATTGTGGGGAACGCCGAAAGCTGGAGCAAATCCGATATCCGGGTTAAATTTTACGGACCTGCGTCCAGGGGACTACCTGACCCTGTTTGACGGAACGGAAACGATTGCAACTGGATCGAAATCAATCGCGTTCGCGCGCGGCGGCTCCGGTTCTGGTGCAGACATGGGCAGCACGTTCGCGGTGACTGGGTGTCCAGGCGGCAGCGTGTTCGACGTGCAGCAGTCCAACACCAAGACCGATGACGCAGGGTCTCTGGATGCTATGGACGCCACATTTAACACCGTTACGGGCGACACCATCAACGGCAATAATTCCGTCACGGATATCGGGCGGTCGATGTTCTATCGGCTGATTTGCACAAACTTCGTTGCTGGTGACGTTCCGATTGCAAACGTGAAGAGGTGATTTAAATGCGAATACCGGGATGCGGTGTTTGTGGTAACGGCACATAAGTATGCCAGAACATTACACTGGCAGTCAATCGCTGGCCGCTGTTGCGACGGCTTCGGCTCCGTCGCTTACCGAGGGCGCAACAGCCAAGCTATCCACGGATCTTTCCGGAAATCTGCGAACTACCGGGGGCGGCGGTGGTGGTGGAAACGTCACCATCGTCGGGCCGCTCGGATCGCAACCAGCCGCAGACTCGGTTTCGGTGGCATTGGCATCGGATCAGTTGCCACTGCCGATCACGGGCAGTATTTCTGTAGCTCCGGTTTACTCGCATACCCTCAACCAGGGAGGATTGCAGACCGTCACCACGGCGGCGGTGTTGCTGGCGGATAATCACACGGGCGCAACCCCGCGCGTCGGATGGGAGATTCAGAACATCAGCACAGTGGTAGTTCTTATACTTCTCGGGGGCGGAACTCTTTCAGCGGCAAATTATACCTTTGCGCTCCCAGCCTGTGGAACATCAGCGGACGGATCCAGCCCGATTTATCGGGATACGCAATGGCAGGGCGAAGTGCAGATTATGGCGGCGACGGGAACCGGAAAAGTAGTGTTTGGTGAGTACGTATGATAGTCGAAATTGAACTGGCGGTTGTGATTGTCCTATTGGCCTGGAGCCCCGTTGTCGAATGGCTGGAGGGCCGCAAGCCATTGCCTCCGACTCCGCAAGAGCAGGAACAGGCTACACTCGCGGCAGAGCACGCGGAATATCTGAAGATGCGGGCGGCGATTGAGCGGGAGAAAAGCCATGAAGTCAATTCTTAACTTCTGCCTGTTCGCAGGCGTCTCGATCTCTCTGTCGGCTCAACAGCCCGTCATCATCAAGGATCAGGGTGGTAGCGGAAACGCTGCTAGTGTAACTAGCGCGGCGGCGCTTAAGGTTGACAACTCGGCGGTAACGCAGCCAGTGAACGGCATCGGCAATGGGGCGGTGGTGTCGGGCCAGCAGGCTGTAACCGGAACTGCGGCCGTGCTTGCGTCCAACTCCATCAAGCAGGCTTGCTTCTCCGCGCTCTCAACAAACGTGATAAGCATATTCCTCGGCGCTTCGGGAGTCACTACGTCAACGGGTTTTGAAATGAAGCCGGGGACAGGAGTGTGTCTGCCTCTAACTAACACCAATTTGATTTTCGTTGTCGCGTCTACCACAGGAGCAACTATCACATGGCTGGCAACAAATTAAGACGATGGGCGGAAACGGCCGCTATGGCCGTCTGCGTTGTTGGCATATTTGGAATTATCAGCCAGGGGCTGCAAGGGCAGAATTACGGCAGCTTTACCGGAAGCGGCAGTATCGGCGCAACGGGAGTTACCGGAAGCACAGGGGCAACTGGCGTTACCGGGGCAACGGGGAGTACGGGAGCAACCGGAGCGACCGGCGCAACCGGTGTCACTGGAAGCACTGGCGCAACCGGGGCAACCGGCCCAACTCAGCATGTTATTTCATTTTCAGTTGATGGGCAGGGCGCAGTCCCTGCGGTAGGCGATATTCTCGTATATCCAACAGCCGCATTCGCCTGCACAATCACACGTATTGACATTAGCGGCAATCCTTCCGGCTCGATTACAGTTGACGTGTGGAAGCGGGCAGGCGCAATCCCCACGAGTGCTCAAAAGATAAGTGCTTCAGCTCCGTTGACACTTTCCAGTGCGCAGCTTGCGCAAAATGGCTCAATAAGTGGCTGGTCAACAAGTGTCAGCAGCGGCGATGTATTCGGGTTTTCCATTGCTACCGTTTCAGCGGTGACTAAGGTACTGGGGCAGATATGGTGTCAGTGAAAAAGTTTATTCTCGTTTTCCTTATCGCTGCCGGTCAACTGTTCGCGGCTCTCCCCGCGTCTACGGTCTGGGAAGTCCGCACAGGCGGAAGTGATACCAATGGCGGGGGATTCGTCACTGGCGCATCGGGCACGGACTGGAGCCAGCAGAACGGCACGCAATACTCAGTCACGGATGGGGTGACCCTCGGCACCACGACGATAACCAGTGCGACAGCATCGTTCGGAACCGACGTAGTTGGCAATATCATGTACGTGCAGGGCGGGACCGGGAGCATCACTGCCGGGTGGTATTGGATCACAGCGCGGGCAAGTGCGACTTCGATCACAGTGGACCGTAGCGCGGGCCTGACCACTGGCACCGGGGTAACGCTGCATATCGGTGGGGCGCTATTGAGTCCGGGGATCGCATCTAGCCAGATGGCCGTAAGCGGAATGATTGCGTACCTGCTAAATACTGGTTCTTCTGTATTCTCGATAACGAGCGCCACGAGCAACATCGCAGGCGGAACGATGTCTCAAAATTTGTCGAACATCGACAATATTTTTGTAGGTTACGCCACCCATAGGAATATATTTAACACAGACACGCCTCCAACGATTCAGGCAAATGTGGCATCGGCAGTTTTGACCAAGGGCGCCCGAAGCACTTTTTTTAATTTGATATTTGACGGAAATTCACAAGCCTCAACCATACTAACTTCCGGTGCGTATTTCTATCGGGTGACGGTGCAGAATTTCGCTGCCGCATCAACTGCATCAACGGTCAATAGTTTTTTCATCGGATGCCTAGCCACAGGAAACAGCGCTACTGTTTTTCTTGGTGGCCTTGTCGCTTACAGTGAGGCGTATGGCAATACCGCAACTCCAATCAGCGCTGGGACAATCATACGAACTTTTTCATACCTCAATACTGGAGCGGGTACGGATGGGGCCGCGAACGTAGCAAGCACAGTGGCTTTTGTGGACGGACTTACGTCAGTGGCGAACGGGCGACACGGCTACAATGCCGCAGCAGGCGGGATGCACCTTATCGAAAACAGCACACTGCAAAGCAATGCTGGCTTTGGTGTGGTCAGCGGCGGTACGACACTGATCTCAAATAATAACGGGTTTTACAATAACGCTTCGGGTCCGGTCAGTCTTACGGCTCCAACCGGATATTCTTTCAACCCAATCACCCTCACTGGCACGGCGTTTCCCGGGAGCACGCAAACACCGGCAACTACAACTACCGGTAGTACTTCGGGGGCAAGCACCGCCTTGACGGTGGGTTCCAGTACGGGAATCGCAGTTGGGCAGCTAATCACAGGAACAAACATCGCGGCGGAAACCTATGTCGCTGCCGTAAGCGGCACAGCGGTAACGCTGTCGATAGCTAGCACTGGAACAGTGTCAGGCAATGTAAATACGTACCCGGCTGTGTTAAGTCTCAACGCTCTTGCCAGCCAAGGTGCCGCTCTTCGCGCTGCTGCAATCCCGGCGCTCTTCCCGAGGGGTCTGACGCCGGATTACGCAGACGTGGGAGCAGTGCAGTCACAAGCGACAGCAGGTACCACTCAGTATTCATACGGGTACGCGCAGTGATCCGATTCCTCCGCGCACTCTTCGCACTCATCGACGATCTGGACGGCCCACGCTCGTGAAACTCGCAGCACTCTGTCTTCTGCTCACTATTCCTGTATCCGCCGCGCTGATAGGGTCAGTAGCGTGGGACGGCCCAACGTCTCCGTCTATCAACACAACGAACGTCACATTGGCGTGCGTGTTCGCCACCGGTCCGGACCCGTTCACTCCGGCAATCGCCGACAGCTACAAGAACGTCTGGCACCTCGCCGGAAAGGTTGGCAGTGGATCGCTCACATGTGCATACGGTGCGATCACAGCAGGCCCTGGGCACGCGGTTACGATCACCAACGCACCGGATGGCGGCGGATATGAGTATGTCTTCATGGCGTTCTCAGGGTTCACCGGCCCGGTAGGCCAGTACTCGCTCAATGACGACGTTTACGCGGACACGATCCAAGCCGGTCCGGTGACGCCGACAGGGGGTGGAGAACTGGTCATCGTGGGGCTGGACTCCGCGAACGCAGGACCGGCGCTGAGTATTGATTCCGGACTCACCATCGCGCAGAATATCTACAACACCGAATCAGGAGCAAGCGTTGCCTACTCCGCGACGGTGTCGGCCATGCCAATGAACCCGACATGGAAGCTCACGTTGTCAAGTTTCGTCGGCGCACTTACTGCAACTTTCCCGGCTCTCGCGACGCCGACGCTCGCACCGATTACGGCTCCGATGACGTGGCCCAATCTCCTGACCGTCACGGCGGCAGGTAGCGTCCTGACCATCGGAGGAGGCTGCACTGTCAGCTCGCCTTGCAATGTGCGGATTGGCAGCACGGTCTATGCATTCACCTACCCGGTGACAGCGACCCTGGCTCCAAGCGACTCAGGAACGGCATACGTGTACATCGACGGTGCGACTGGACTGACAATAGTCGGAAGCAATATGTCACCGACCTGCGCCGGTGGCTGCGTTGCGCAGGCCGGAATCACGAACTTCCCCACCGACTCATTACCCATTGCGATCTGGACGGTCAGTAACGGTACATGGTCACCGGCGGGGATCGACGTCAGGGCTTTGCTGAGTCGCTGAAGGACACCATGAAATTCGCACTTTTTCTGCTCACCATCCCGGCATTCTGCCAGGTCATCCCGCAGGTCCACGTCTCCGCGAATCTTCTGTCATCGCAGACGACGGCCAGTATGTTCGGAAGATTGCCGAAGCCCTACAGCGCGGCGGCCGTCTCCGTGTGCAACGAAACCGCCGCGCCGGTGACGATGGCCCTGGCAGCCGTAGCGCAGAAGGTGGCCGTCACTGGCTACGTGATGCTGCCGAAGGACGCCGCACTTTCCGTCATCGCAGCAGCGCAGGGTTCGTCGCTCGGCAGCAAAGTACTCCGGGGCTCGATTGCGGCTGTCCAGATCGCAGCAATCGCAGCGGGCTGGAGCACGTTGAGCGCGGTGGTAAAAAACACGCTGACATCGGCCGCGTTGGCAGGGGCGTCGGTGGTGAGCGTTCTGGGTACGGCGATTCCAAGCCACGTATACCTGACGTTCGATCACGAAGCGCTTCCGGACCCGCTGGTCATTGCCGCCAACGGTTGCGCGTCGGGCGTTGTGATCGTCGAAGTGTCCAAGACCCCGGGGCTGTCGGTGGCCGTTCCAATGCCGGATGGAGGAAAATGACGTACGACAAAACAGAGGCGCTTACTTTATTATCTCTGTGTTCCGAGGCCTACATCCTCGCCAACACAGGTCATTGTACGCTGCCGGATGGCTTCTCGACGCCCCTACCTATCCGCCTTAATGGCAAGCGCCCCATCCTGTTGCGTGGCGACAATCTGGACATCGTGGGCTTCACCTCACAATCGAACGGCGTGACTTACATCGTCTTCCGCGGCACTCAGATTCTTAAGGGTGTCCGATTCGCCGAGGAGTGGGTGCTCGATGGCTTCTGCTTCCCGATGGTGGATATGCCGGGGCGCGGGCGCGTTCATCTCGGGTTCAACGATTTTTACAGATGCGCACTATCGTCTCTGCTCTCGAATCTGAGGGAGTACCCACTGGGCATGTGCGATGCCCTGATGACTACCGGCCACTCCCTGGGCGCGGCGGCGGCCACTATCTGTCATGCGAAACTCGGCGGGGATCTACTCACGTTTGGTTCACCAAGAGTTGGCAATAAAGACTTCGCGGAGGGTTTATGGTCCGGCCCGACTATCCGCGTGACGAATAAGCCAGACGTCGTGCCCGATGTGCCGCTCGACCAGTGGCCGCTCTGGATGTTCCGCCATGGCGGAGAGAACCTGGTGCTGGACGGACCCGGCGCGGGCCAATGGCACGTCGCGCATAGCCTGGAATCGTATCGGGCAGGAATCGAGTTGCAGGTAGAATAAAATTGAGAGAGGAAATAACATGACATTTAATTTTGGATCGTTCATCGTAAAGGCATTTCAGTTGGCGCTCGTGGCCGACCAGGCATACCAGGAGACTCAGGCACCCGGAGCCTCCGCATCGACAATTCTCCAGCCCAACAACTTCGATAACCTGCTGTTGGAGCTCGCTTCAATTGCAACTCCAGTGGCAAGTACTCCTGTTGCTCCGCCACATCCGAATCCGAATGCCATCGCAGGGAAGGCGATCTCGATACAGCCTTAAAAGTGACGGGAGTCAGCCGCGAGATCCGAAAGGGTGTCGCGGCTTCCGTGCTTTTGCGCTACAATAATTCCCATGCGGGACTACTACACCCTGGCGGATCTCCTCGTGGCCTTAGCGGGACTAGCGTTACTTGTGACAGCACTGGTGGCCCGGTAATGCACGATTCTTTGAGAATTCCGTGGTACGTTGATGAGGGTCCACCTATGGATACACGCATTGCCCGCAGCGCAAATGCCCTCCGCTATCTCGCGTCGCCAGACAAAATGCACGCGACCATTCAGGGACTCGTCTACTCTGTCTTCCTGCCGGAAGGAACAAATAGAGGATGGCGAACCCGCGTGGCAATGATGCGCATGTTCTGGCATATCACGAAAGCCGTTCTATGAAGCGAAGCTGGCGCACTACCGCTTCCGGCCTCATTGGCGCTCTCGCGCTCGTCGTGGTTGGAAATCCATCGATCATCCCGGCGCGGCTGCACTGGATCGTCGTGTTAGCCGGGATCGTGGCGTCGGGCGGCTTCGCTGCGCTCGGGATCGCCGGCAAAGACGCTCAGGTCCACTCCACGCTGTCCGAGGTCGCGAATGCCAGTCCGATTGCAAATTCCACGGAGAAAACGTGAACCGCCTGATACTCGAAGCCATAGCGTTCCTGCTCCAACGGGAGATCGCCCGCATAAAGCGTGAGCCAGCTTCGACAATAAAAGACCGAATGGCAGCGGAGCATCTTTTAGGCCGCGTGGAATATCACATTGCCGCTGGAGAAGAGAAAGCCGTTAAGCCGTGAGCATCCAGGTTCACTTCAGATCCGCATCGGAGAAGATCCCCGAAGTCTTCGAGGGTCGCACGGCATGACACCCCCCTGCTTCCCGACCGACCTCATTTCCGCGTGCCGCGCGTTCACCGGGCCGCAGGAAGGCTGCTCGCTGGCGATGTACCTGGACAACGCGGAAGATCCGAGCGTCACCGTCGCATGGGGTCACCGGCTCGCGACGATTGAAGACGCCGCGGCGGCCTTCGGGTGCGCCCCGAACGATCCGGAACTTATTCTGGACTGGGACGATATATGCCAGAAGCCGGGCCTTTCGGCGATGGCCTACAAGAGGTTCACGAAATGGCGGCTGACAGTCGCGCAAGCTGATGCCATTTTCGACGCGGACTTGCAGCAGCACATCGCGAACTGCCAGCATCGCGTTTACGGATTCTACAGGTTTCCGCAACCAGCGCAAGTCGTGTGCGTGGACATCGATCTGAACGTGAAAGGCGGAATCATCACCTTCCCGAAGATGACAATGGCAATGGCCGCTGGCGACTGGGCGACCGCTGCCGATGAATCCGACCGCCCACAACTGCCGGCACGATCACTAGCTACGCGGAGCCTGCTCCTCAGTCTTATTCGGCCGGTTTCGTAGGCCAGTGAGGTCATTCAGCATACTTTCCTTTGCGGCAGAAGTGCAGCCAGCGCGTCTATTGCGACCCACATAGCCCTGTCGATATCGTCAAACTTTGGATCGATGCAGGGCGTGGCCTCAGAGAGTCGGTAAAGGTCCACCAGTTTCTGCGCAGCCTCCAGCGCCGCATTGCAGGCGTGGGTATTCCACTCGTCGGCAAAGAATCCGATGCCCCGCAGGCGGCACTTCTCATTAACGCACCACGTCAGTTGATGCCCTATCACTTGTCTGGGCTGCTGGCCGCAAAACGGGCACGGCTTCAGCACTTCACATTGTTCCGGCATGTATCTCCCTTTCAAGCGTAGGCTGCATTCCAGCCTCTTTCTGGCGTTTTGCTTCGGCCAGGAGACCCCTCTTCCATGTTGCAGCTATTCGGCGCAGGCGATCTTCCGTCAGGGTGCATACCGGAATATATTGACCGTTTGTCATCCGAAAGAAGTTCGGCACTATCGGCGTTTCAATCGTTACCTTCACTGTTGGTGGATTCGTCATTGTTCTCCTCGTAGGCCTCAATAGCCTGTTTCAAGTTCTCATGGAGAGTATCCAATCGCGAGCAATCATCGCCCACGTGGCCCTCGCAATGATAGCTGCAATTCTCGCAGTGGGTTGGTCCAGCTTCAATTATGACTTGCCCCTGGCAGATGTGGCACGTATCCAGTGCGTCCACGTAGGTTTTTGCTGCCGTTGCCAAACGGGCCGATAAATCCATGGCATCTCGCAGCCGTACGTCGGCGGCGAGAATAGATAATAGTACGGGAATCTCGATGGCAGAGGATTCTAAAGCCTCCATTGCGGGACTCAACTCTGGGTTATATCCCGATCCCGTGCCAAACCAGTAGTGCAATATTCTGCTCGCCATCTGAACTTTGTCAGATAGTTCTTTCGGATCAATCGGCATTCCTCTCCTCGTAGGCCTCAATAGCGGCTGCCAGTTGTATATACGCATCGCAAGCCGTTTCACATTCCCCCGCCCCGCCAATCATCCAGCAATGCGCCTCTTTCAGTGCCGCCATAAGGTCCTCTGCTCGGTCTACCCCACGTCGCTCGGCTTCCCGGCGTTGCGTGGATTTCGGGTCGTCCGATAGTAGAGCAGCGGCGAGTTCGCCGCACAGCCACTCGATAAATTTTATTTTCTGCGCCGAAGCCATATCGCCATACCGAGGCTTGATAGCCGCCAGCTGTTTGGACTCGAAGGCAAGGTTAATCAGGGCGTAGGCAATCGTCGGCCTTGTTGCAGTGCGGCAGGCTTGATATTCGGCAATGTCCCGCTTGGCATGTTCTAAAGCTTTGGGGTCAATCGGCATTACGACCTCCACATTTGTTGTTCTCGCAGACTGGCTGATGGTTCTTGAAGCTCACTTTCGACAGGCGCTGACCGCACTGGGGGCAATACGTTCGTGACTTGCGCCATATCCAGGTCCCGTCTTTATGGTGAATGGCCTCCTCTAACTCTTCCCGGCTGAGTATCTTCGTTTCGCTCATTGAATCGCTCCCTTTATTTTCAGCCCCAATACGACCACTGACACTTACGCTTTGCCTTCCGCTGCGCCCGTCTCTTGTCGATCTCCCAGCACAAAAGTGCCAAGCCGACTATTATCATGAAAACTGCTGGGCGAATGTCCATTAAGATATCCTCAAGTGTTTGACGCGTGCGGGCGACTCCGAATCACAGAACCTTACGACCCGCCATCCACGTTACTGCCCGCACTCGATTTCATCGGAAATCTGACCCAGTACTGTACGCAGGGCGTTTTCTACGCTCATGGCCAGAATATGTTTAGGCCAGTCGGATGCTTGGTAGCGATCCAGAATAGCGCAAAGATCCGCTGTCTTTAGGGGCTTCCGCTTCACCGGCGCGGTCGCAAGGGTATTCCCACTACCTGACTGCTGGAATGGCGTGGCGATGCGTTTAATGGTCGCTGGGGTCAGTTTCTCGCCGCTTTTCAGGGCCTCGCGCTGGAGGTCCTTCGAGAGTTTCGCCAACGCCACCGCCGCATTCGGTTTAATTGACTGATTCACAAGGGCCCTGGCCCCTTCGTCGCACAACTCGATCAGGGCCAGCCGCTCTTTAACCCACTTCTCGTCTTCGTGGTACACGTTGGCAGCGATGTCTTCCAAGGACATCCCGTAGCGTTCCAGTTTGGCGATATTAAATGCATCGTCAATGGCGGTCGTTTGGTTTCGGTCCCTGTTTTCCCGTACCGTCGCCATGAACGCCTGGTGCTCAGAGCCCTTGAAGTACACGCAGCGGAGCTTGAACGGGACTGGCGTCAACTTCCGTTTGTTGATCTCCAGGGCGGCCCGCCATCGGGAATGGCCCGCGTATAGGATCGGAGTTCCGCCGTCGTTCCCGATTAGGACCGGCTGAAGCTGGCCCGATGCGACCATCGAATCCACCAGCCAGCCGATTTCCGGTAACTCGTGGCGTCCGTTCAGTTCCGCCTTGATCTTAATGTTTTCGGGAGCAAACATATACTCCGAAGAACGGCTGTGTTCTACTTTGAATTCTACGGCCACGCGTGTTAGTCTCCCTACGTTTTCTATCTCGTAATGCAGGATTTACAACTACATCCCATTGCCCAGATGCGGTAGCGGGTTCGCCGTAATATTGCGTGACGATCCGCTAAAGTCATCGCTGAAAGAACTGGAGGTGTTCGCAAGCGCATGACGGAATCGCGATAGATCCGTTTCTGGGATGGGCATGCGTTAACCAGTTCGTGAATCGTCAAAACTACCTTCCCCTTCGGCGTGCGTCAGCCGGCGCACTTGATTTCGGAATTCGCGCCGCAACATCCCATCTCGGTTGCGTGCATGACGGACAGCGTGCGGGCCGATTGTTGATGCGCTTTGTCCATTTATGGCCGCAACGCAGGCAGTGGCAGTCTGTTTTTATCGGCATTTAATAAACTCTACCATGTTGGATATTTAAAGGCAAGAAAAAATAACGTCTATCGCCCCATTTCCTCTTGAATAATTCGCGCTATGTGGTCGATGTATCGGGCGTGCCGTGTGCTGGCGCAGGAGAGTTCGTTTACGGTCGCCAGCATCGGCTCCCGGTCTATCCTCCAGGCTGCCTGATATGCCCTGCGTTCGATCTCTGGCAGTACGGGAATTCGGGATTGCTCCGCTTCCGTAAAACCAAAGAACCTGGACATGGTTTCTTCTTCGTGTCTGTCGTTTGATTCCATGCTTTTCCTTTCAGAACTTAACCGATCCCAGCCACTCAGCGAAATTTATTAACTGAATAGACAGATAGGCAACTACAAATGGACCAGCGCAGTAAATCAGGAGTTCGCATGTGTCGCGGGCAAACTCCGCCCACTGTTCAGGGTCCGATGCTCCGATACCGATCATGTTTCCGTTGCACTTCGGACAAAGCCCCAATCCTTTACGCGTGCGGTCGCTTTCGTCTGCGACAGATGGAGAGTGGACGCCATCCACGTCTAACTGAAACAGCGGAGCGGATCGCGGAGAAACTTCAAATACATGCCACACGAGTCCGCCATCTTGCACTGTTCCGACGTAATCCCGATCCACGTCAAACATGGGATGCCCGGTTCCGTAGATGCAGAAAACGCGCGGCAATTGCACTTGGTCCCCGCTGCATCCTTTGGCCCAAAGGACCAGGTCGCCACGCTGAAACTGGACGGATATCACCTCGGCATTAAAAGGCATGGAGACAACTTGGGCGTCGGTAATTGCAATGGGAAATTTCCAGATGCGGCTGTTCGTCCGCGATGGGAGTATCACGATTTAACCTCCCTGCCAATTAAAGCCAGCAGTCGATGGAACTCACCAGATACGCCGCAAACGAAACGCAAGTGACTCTCGGTGTGCGTGGGATTTTCGTATTCCCACTTGTACTTCGACTCTCCCGGGTGAATGCATTCAATCTTTACCGTTACTCCGTCTTTGGTCCAGGTTTCGCCGTCTTCGTCATCCAGAACGAAACCAGAGGCAGTCAGTGCTTCGATTGCGATCTCTTGTTCGTGCTCGTTCGCCATCTCGCGAGCTTCGGCGCTTGCGGCGTTGAAAGAACCCACGAGTTTCTCGCGTTCAAAGCGGCACTCATCGCGTTCGCCCTGATCGTCCCGAAGCAACTCAAGCCCATGGATATCTTCTTCGTCCAAATTCACGCCGATGGATTCGAGTGCGGATACTATACGCTCAAGACGGGAATATCTTTGGGCTTTGCCCATTGCGCCGCCAAATGTCTCAGCGCCGATAGCATTGATTAGAGACTGAATTTGCGCTTGATCTCGGTAGATTGTCGTTTCCATTTCAGGCAACCTCTACGAATTCGCCGTTGTTGTTAAGGCGGTATTTTACGTTCGGCTTGAGTTGCCCGTCGCCGTCTTCGTCCTGGACTGAAGCGAAGCGTGTTTTGTATCGCTTGCCGTTCCATTGCAGGATTACCAGGTTACCGCCGTAGCCAGCCGTCGCAGTCCCGCTATCGCCAGCCGTCGCAGTCCCGCGATGGCCAGCCGTCGCAGTCCCGCTATCGCCAGCCGTCGCAGTCCCGCCGTAGCCAGCCGTCGCAGTCCCGCCGTAGCCAGCCGTCGCAGTCCCGCGAACGCCAGCCGTCGCAGTCCCGCTATCGCCAGCCGTCGCAGTCCCGCGATGGCCAGCCGTCGCAGTCCCGCGAACGCCAGCCGTCGCAGTCCCGCTATCGCCAGCCGTCGCAGTCCCGCTATCGCCAGCCGTCGCAGTCCCGCGAACGCCAGCCGTCGCAGTCCCGCTATCGCCAGCCGTCGCAGTCCCGCGAACGCCACCCGTCGCAGTCCCGCTATCGCCAGCCGTCGCAGTCCCGCGAACGCCAGCCGTCGCAGTCCCGCTATCGCCAGCCGTCGCAGTCCCGCTGATTACGCGCTTGCCGAATCCGCCATTATCGACCACGTATTTCCCAGCGGCCATACGATCACCACAAAACACCACGTCGCCAGATGGAAATTTGACCTTGCCGCTAAGGTCAATCAGCATGGCCTCATCGACCGAAACGACCAGCCATTTCGCGCCTTCGGAGAAATCCCCAAGCGATGCGTCTCCCTCGCCCCAAAGCCATCCATGCAGGCCACTGCCACACGCCTGCGTGGGCTTCCAGTCGGAGCATGAGATCGGCCCGGATTCAGGCCATTTGAACTGGCCGTGATAACTGGTCATGTCGGCGGCGCATGACCGCAACACCAATACACTAGCCATTCGCGTGTACTCCGATCTCTGCCGTCTTCGGCGTGGCCTTTTCTCCGAGCACGCACTCAACATCGATCACTTGGCCGTGCTGGATTTCGCCCCAGTGGTTCAGTATGTAATCGTGGGCAATCTGAAAGGTGCGCGTGCCCTTGCCGAGCGCGGCCCATTCGTATGGATCATTCGTGGCCTTCTGATCGTACAGACTCATCAGGATTACGCTTGACCCATCGGCAGGGAATCCGCAATGGCGCATGAATCGGGCTTCGGTCGCGTCACCAGGCGTCATGAGTATGCCCATAGCTGCGATGGTGGTTCCTTTGTCTCTAATCTCTAGGTACTTAGTGGTCATTTCCATTTCTCCAGGTATTTAACGGCGTTAAGAAGCGTTGATGTTCGGTCTCTTGCATGGCCTAAGACGATGTTGCATGCGTAGCACAGGATACCCCTGCGGCGGCGTGCGTCCCGCTCGCCTTGCTGAACTTTCCTGTTACCGTATCCCGAACCGCGTGGCGACGTGGGAGTTTCTTCCGTGGCCTGCCAGGTAAACTCCGGGCTTCGCCTTCCAGCGCGTTCCAGCGGTCGATAGCGGCTTGCTTTCGTTGCGCTTCAGCTTCCGGCGATAGCTTGTATGGCCGTGCGTGAGGATTCTTTTTGCGTCCCAATTTACAATCCGTCCTTGCCTGCGGCGACGCGTGGCCCCGCGCCTTGCTCGATTGGTGGATCGTGCCGCTCGATTATGTCCATATCTAATCTCCTTATTCGCTTAGTGGGCACATGTCTCCAAATCCCGAGGGAAGCACTGGAAGCACCGCAATGCATCGCCGTCGCTCGACATAAGTTGCTTACCGCAGTCCTGACAGTGACGCACTGCGGAATTAATCACCGCCGGAATACTCGATTCAAATGTCCTGTCCTCAAACTGGGCGATTGCCTTGCGCGCAACATCGCGGATCGTTTTCTGTACTTCGTCTGAAGGGAACGAGCACTCAGCTTCTATCCGCCGCAAAGCCGTTAAGAGAGTGCCGGAATTGCGAGCAGTAGCATTGGCGCGGATGGATTCCTCTGCCAAGTGGGTACAGCAGAGGCCGCTGGAGCTGCAATCTGGGCATATTGGTGTGCTCATTGTTGGGACTCATTCCAGCGCGACCCATACCGCGACTCAGAATCGGAAATACGCCGACAGGGACGATCTTCGGCTGAGATTTCCGCGTTGACTTCGGTGATCCGCTCTATTTGCAGCCGCATCGCGCGCCGCCGTATTTCTGTTTCGATGTTGTGAAGCTCGCGGAGCGCCGGCTGCTTAAGGCAACCGTTAAACCCAGCGCCCTCCATGATCGCAGCCAGTCGGTCTACGAGTTGCGGTAGCGTGCTTTCCTGTAGTTGTTTTGTTTCCGCATCGACTAAGTGTCCGATCATGCTACCACCTCCGGGTAGCGCAGGTGGTACGCCGCCGAATAGATCGCAGACATAGCCTTTATGCTGCCCTGAATGCGGTTCAATTCGCGGTGAGCGGTTCGTAGTATTTCGAGTGCCGCCCGCAACTCTGGCGCATCGCTGCGCCAGTTCTCATATAGCGCGTTTCCGAAGTGAGTCCGCAGTTTCATGGTATATTCTCCAGGTAATGACGTTTGAAAGAGCCTGAATAACTCGCTCGATCTGTTTCTATTATGACTTACTACTGGCAGTTTGTCAATAGCTAACGCAATAATTATTTCGCGCGGGCGAGTCTGCAATGGTCCCGAGCTTCACGCGCCGTTGAGCATTCGACATTGCATCGCGGGCACGGTCGCGGAACGTGACGCCTGCCACCTCGTGACGATCCTGAGATAGCGCCAGTCTTCAGCATGTGGACTCGAATCCGAGCGGCCCGCGATTGGTGCTCTGAGTTTGGCGCATCCTTCGGAAGTGGCGCAAACAGGTCAGCGAAGTCCGAGATTACGATCTTGTTGGCGCGTAGCGGCTTTATCCCGCGTTTCGCCTGCGCTGACCGACTCGCAAGCCGTCTCTGTTGTTTGGCCGCTTCTGAGAGCGTGTATGTTCGTTTAGTGGGCATTCAATTCGTCCTTGCTTGCAGCGTCGGGCATCCGGCCGCCTTGCGCCAGGGATTCGACAATGACAGACCTGTAGTCGCCCAATATTCGCATTGCATTGCGCCGGAGACTAGAACACAGGCACGGAGTAGCGCGACAGATCCCGCATTTCGTTTCTGTTTGAGGCGGAACATGATCCCACTCCAAGCGATATTGGCGCTCTTTGTCGATCACCACGCGAACCGATTGCAGGTCGAAGCCATCGACCCCGATCAACACAATCGGGTTTCCGTAGATCCCGCGAACCTGACGCCACTGAACGGCGGTAACGGCCCCTGCGATAACGGCGGTTTCGTTCTCGATCAGGGAATCGACCGAGACTGATTCTCCCACGCGCGGCAGCGATTCCCAATAGGCGTCGATCTCGTTTCGACCGTCCATGAAAGTGATATTCAGGAAAGTATCCGCCGACTCAAAGCGACACTCCTGCGACTCGCAGCAGCAACCCATAGGGTTCAATCTCCTCTTTGCTTAGTTAAACCGTTTTCAACGTCAAGACGTGACGCGCGTTTAAAGACTCCGAAGGATACGTTTGCTGCGAGATTCGATCTGCTTGAAGTAGCGGCAGCACTGGCACGTGAACGGCGCGGCGGTTTCCGGCTCGTGCTGATCCTTGCGCGTGTGCTGACTGGAGCATTTTCCGGTTTCGTGGCGCAACGCGGATTCCGTGACGTACCACGCGGCAGCGACAAGCGCTTCGCATTCCGGCACGTTGGCGAAATTTGTTGGCGGATCGTCGAAATACTCGTTGAGTGTCAGAATATCCGCCAACTCGCTTGCGCTCAATTTCATGTCCATTTCGTTTCTCCTTGTTATGTAAGATCGTTTGGAGCGTCCCGACTCACTGTACGGCCGTGTGTAGTCACCTCCGCCTTTTGGAAGGGCGGTAGCTTGCACCAGTGTCGTCGGGACGCGGATATCAGCAGTCATTCCTGATCGGGAAACCGCTCGAATAGTTGAAACGTGCTGATGGTCGATTTGCTCATTTCCTTCTCTCTCTCGCCCTGGCGTTGTGCGCTTCTCGGCATACGTCACAACGGCATCGGTGGATACAGTACGCTGTCGTAGTGCCGTGTGTCTTTGGTGGCTCTTGACGCTTTTGCGCTCGCATTTGCGCCGCCCGTTTCTGCTGTTCATTGGCACAGACCCCGCAGCGGCATCCCGAGTCATAGCGGCCTTTGGTTCCGTGAGGCTGGTCCGGATAGTGACTGACGCCCGCAACAACCAGACCCAAGCCAGTGGCACGAGACACCGGCAACGGGACAGAACGGCGCTCTGCTGGTTTCTCTGGCACCGGCGGCGGCTGAACCTCTGGCACCGGCTCACCAAGAGCAAGTAACCATCTCCCGTCCTTCATTAATGTTCGCGCTCGGGCCATCTAAGCGTGGTCCACCAGATTGCACACATGGCTCCAGAGGCAGCTTGATTCATCCTCATCAGGCTCACGCCCGTAAACCGACTCGAACATATCGGTCATTACTTGCGGGTCATGGCGATCATCGTCCGTGTGGCTCTCGATGTACTCTCTGATTTGGTCTGTGGTGTAGGTCATTTGTATATTCTCCAGGTAATCCAAAATCAAAGCGTCAGAACGTGACGCGCGTTAAAATCCGTCGTTCGATGCGTATTCCGATTCCGCGAGCTGTAAATCATAGACGTTCTCGCGGGTTGTATTCCACGCAGTCGGAATCGTATCCGTGTCTGGATCGTTTACGAAAGCGCAAGAGCAGGCCACTGAGCCGTCCGCGTGCATCGTAGCTTCGAGTTTGCAGTCATCGCAGAAAATCGTTTCAGACATTTGTATATTCTCCAGGTAATCCAAAATCAAAGCGTCAGAACGTGACGCGCGTTAGCGAACTTCGTAGCTGAATGTTACGCCGATCTCCGCGCCGTCCGAATCGTATTCCACGTCTGGCATGGATTGCGTGCCGCCGTCGATACGGGCGAAGTCCGCTGCCGTGGCGTGCGTGCCATCGGACCAGCGCAATACGGTTGGCGCATCGGTTTCGGGATTCTGGTTTGCTGCCCAACTCGCTTCGAGTCTCATGGTATATTCTCCAGGTAATGACGTTTGAAAGAGCCTGAATAACTCGCTCGATCTGTTTCTATTATGACTTACTACTGGCAGTTTGTCAATAGCTAACGCAATAATTATTTCGCGCGGGCGATTCTGCAATGGTCCCGAGCTCGCGCTCGGGCCATCTAAGCGTGGTCCACCAGATTGCACACATGGCTCCAGAGGCAGCTTGATTCATCCTCATCAGGCTCACGCCCGTAAACCGACTCGAACATATCGGTCATTACTTGCGGGTCAGTTCCACTAAACTATGGTACCGATACCACATGAAAATGGAAGCGGTTCCATACAGCGTAACGAAGTGAAGCGCGGCGACTGACCAACCTGAAAACCAATCAGGAACGCGCCAGCCATCCGGCCACCA